AGAAAATAAAATAAATGTAAACTCTGTTAGTTCTGTTTCAGGAAATCCTTTACAAACTACAGATATTAGGTATAATAAAAATAAATTATACCTAAAAAACAATTATGTTCCAAACAACTGGAAAACTAATGTTGTTTTTGTTGTTAAAGATAAAAAAACTTTAATAGCTTCAATAGTTAATATGAATGGTATTTTTGAAATAGAATACGTAAAAAAAGAATAAAATGTTTAAAATGAAATATCAAGGTGGTGGGCCTTTGCGGATGAATACTCCTCTTATGCAGCAGAATACTAATGTTAGTACTAATGAAAGGTATGAAGAGACACCTGATGGAGGTTATAGAAAAATAATAACTACTACAACACCAGAAAGAATAATCAAAGGCACGCCGGCTCCTGAACCAGTTGTAGAAAAAACTCCAGGTAGAAGAAGTACATTTGATCCAAAAGGCGTTACATACGCGGATGATTGTAGAGGTATAAAATCTGGACCAGGTAGAACAGGAACATTTAATTGTGATCCCCCTGATTCAGATCCAATAATCGTACCCCCATCAGAAAAAGTAACTACTGGCAAAGGAACTCCAGATCAAATAATACCTGGAACAACAAGCACTAATACTGAAGTATTTAAAAGACCAGAAGTGGCAGCGCCACCTACTTTAGGAAGCATAACGACTGGTCAAGGTAGTGGAAAATCTGGAATTGGAAATATAAATTTGCCATTACCTGATCTTGGATTTGTTCGCGATATAGATCTAAATAGATTTGTACCTAATATTTCTTTTCGAGGAATTAGAAATCTTATAACTCCATGTAAAGGCGGCGGATGCCCTGAATATTATAAAAGATAAATATGAAACTAAAACATAAAATAGGAAGACCAGGGTATAATTCTAGTCCAAACCTTCAAAAGGCCGAATACCGTACTAATATAAATCCAAGCACAAATAAATTTACAAGAAACGGTAGTAATTTAGCAGATTTTCAATACGATGTAGACGCGTATGAAGCTGATAGAAATCAACAGATTTCAACAATGACACCAGAACAATTAAGAAATTTACAATATAACGACACTACATTTACTGAGCCAACACAGTGGAATGCTAATAAAGTTATAACAGGTGGAAGTTATTATTATCCAGGAACTAAAAAAGTTAGAGCGGTAGACCAGCCTACATATATTCAAGGAACTATAAGTAGAGATGCAAACTATTCAGTTTCAAACCCAGTAGATCCTAGTTTAAATAGAGCACCTGGAGAAAGCACGGCTGTTGTTAATATTCCAGAAATTTTAAATTTTGAACCAGGCAAACAAAAAACTCTTGTTAGGCCAGTACAAAAAGCATATACGCAGCTTGAAGTAGCTCAAGATAATGAAGGAAAAAGATTATCTATGCCTAGATATAATCAGCAAATGAAAGATTATGAAGCTCAAATAGCGGCACAACAACAATTTGATGAAGAAAAAGCGCAGGCTCTTGGTATTGTAAATAATTAATATGCCTAAAAAAAAATTCAAAGAAACTAAAGTCGGTCAGTTTTTGCTTGGTAAATCTGGAGTATTAGATTCACTAGCAGATGTACTGCCAGATAAAGGCTTATTAGGTGTTGTAAAGAACTTAATCGATAGAGATGAAACTTTACCACCACCTGATAAAGAAATGGCTTTAAAACTATTAGAACAAGATATAGTTGAAGCCCAAGAAGTATCGAAGCGCTGGGAAAGCGATATGAGTTCAGACTCTTGGCTTAGTAAAAACACTAGACCAATGAGTTTAATATTTTTAACAATAATGACTGTATCTTTTATATGGGTTGATAGTCATGGTTATATAGATTTTACTGTTGAACAAGAGTGGATAAATCTATTAAAAACATTAACAACAACTGTGTATGTAGCATATTTTGGCTCACGAGGCGCAGAAAAGTTTAAATCAATAAGTAATAAATAAAAAAATGAGTAAATTTTCAATAGACACCGGTGTAGCCGGTAAAGCATTTCAATGTAAAAGCGTTCATGTTGGCACGCCTGATGGTATATTAGCTTGGCCTTTTGAAAATCAAACAGGTAAATATGGTAGGTATTTAAATAGCTCTGTTTTATACTGTGGTGTATCTGGTGGTATTAAGGTTATACCCGCTGGAACTTCAAAAGCTTCTTTAAAAGTAGGTATAAAAGGTGAAGGCGTTGTTTTTAAACAATTAACCGCTGGAACAAATTATACAGCTGGAACAACTTTCCCCACAACAGATTCAAATCCAAACAATGCTTCTGGTATAACAGTTCAGGTATTTGTTGATGCTGGAGGTGCTGTTCAATCAATGGAAATAATAAATGGTGGATCTGGATATAACGTAGGTGATATTATAACTGTTGTTGAAACTGGAAGACCAGCTGGATCAACGGATTGTACTTTTCAAATTCTTAAACTAGAAAGAGGAATACCTACATCTGATGAAGAAGTGTCTTGCCAAGTTGTAGCAGGTCAATTTTTACCACTAGCTGTAGATTATATTACAAACACAGACACAAACGCAACTAGAGATGGTATAATTGTATGTAAATAAGTGATATATAAGTGACTATATAATTATAAATAACAATCAAATTAAATTAAATTATGGCAAAAGCTAAAAAAATAACTAAAAAAGAATTAGAAAATATAGTTGAATTAACAAAAAGCCTAGACGCTGTTATTAATAGCGTTGGTATTTTAGAAGCTCAAAAACATTCTCAATTACATAAAATAGCTGGAATTAACGAGAAAATAGATATTCAAAAAAAGGAATTAGAAGAAAAATACGGTAGTGTAAATATTGATTTAAAAACCGGTGAATACTCTGAAGTAGAAAAAGAACAAAAGTAGTGGATTCAGTTATAAGAAAAATCAGTATAGGTTCTGATTACAAAAACGACGCTATGCACTATTCTGTAGGTCAACAAGTATATGGTGGTCACGAAATAGCTTATATTTTATTCAATAATTCTGACGGATCTTATAATATTCATATAAAGAAAAAAGACGAAGTATTACCGTGGAAGAAGTTTAATTCTAACATGGCTATATCTGTTGAATACGATTTAGAGTATTAATGAAAAGTATATACGATTTTATTGTCGAACCAGTTGGCGATAAATACAGCAATACTGTTAACGTAGGTGATAAAAAATTAGTTGTAAATACTAAAATTGAAAACTGGAAGTTTGTAAATAGGTTAGCTAGGGTTGTAGAAACCCCAGCTGCCTTTTCAACACCTATAAAAAAAGGCGCTATAATAATCATACATCAAAATGTTTTTAGAACGTTTTATGATATGAGAGGTGAAAAGAAAAAAAGCAGATCTTATTTTAAAGATAATTACTATTTCTGTGCAGTTGACCAAATATATTTATATAAAAATAAAAAAAACTGGAAGACTATAAATAATAGATGCTTTATAACACCTATAAAAAGCAAACAAGATCTAACGCTTGATAAAGAGGCTAGCCTTATTGGTATACTTAAATACGGTAATAAGTCCTTAGAAGCGCTTAATATAATCCCAGGTGATCTTGTAGGGTTTACTCCTAACAGTGAATGGGAGTTTTTAGTCGAAGACAAACGACTTTATTGTATGAAATCTAATGATATTGTAATTAAGTATGAACACCAAGGAGACGAAAAAGAATATAATCCAAGCTGGGCAGCGAGCAGTAGAGGAGTTAATCAAGGTGGCTAAAGAAGCTATTGTTGATTCAGATGATGATATATCAGCTGATAGACTTAAAAATGCTGCGGCTACTAAAAAACTAGCTATATTTGATGCATTTGAAATACTTAGTCGTATTGAAGAAGAAGAAAATCTATTAAATGATAAACCAAAAGAAGTTAAAGAACAAAGAGCTTTTAAAGGTTTTGCTGAAGGAAGATCTAGCTAATGTACAAACAGTCATTATATAAAGTTTTAAAAGACCACATAAAACCTAAAGTTCTTAAACGAATGAATAGGTATGATAAGTGGGAATATGGCTATAACAAAGAACATGATATTATTGTTATAAGCAAAACGGGTAAAATAGGTGATATATATGAAATACAAAACCTTAAAATAGCTTTACCTGAAAAAACAAAAGTACATAAATTTGAAACAGACAGATGGGAATATACTGAATATCCTAAAGTTTTAAGTAAAATAAAATCAGTATTTGACTGGGAAGAATATCCACTGGACTTTAAAGAAAAATGGTATGATTACATCGATAATGAATTTACTCGCAGAGAAGAAGGGTTTTGGTTCTATAATAAGGGTGTGGGTACTTATATTACTGGTACTCACTATATGTACTTGCAGTGGAGCAAAATCGACGTTGGTAAACCGGACTTTCGCGAATCAAATAGATTATTCTATATCTTTTGGGAGGCTTGCAAAGCCGATGTACGTTCATATGGACTGTGCTACCTTAAGAACAGAAGATCTGGATTTTCATTTATGGCATCAGGCGAGGTGGTTAACCTGGCAACCATATCCTCTGACTCTAGATATGGAATACTATCGAAATCTGGACCTGATGCGAAGAAGATGTTCACGGATAAAGTGGTACCAATATCAGTCAACTACCCGTTCTTTTTTAAGCCCATCCAGGACGGTATGGATCGCCCCAAGACCGAACTTGCATTTAGAGTCCCGGCCACAAAATACACCCGTAAGAAACTTGAAACAAACCAAACGCTACGCGAACTCGACGGGCTCGACACTACGATCGACTGGAAAAACACGGGCGACAACTCGTATGACGGTGAGAAACTCAAGCTACTCGTCCACGATGAAAGCGGCAAATGGGAACGTCCGACGAACATCCTCAATAACTGGAGGGTTACGAAAACAACCTTAAGACTAGGTAGTAGGATTATAGGTAAATGCATGATGGGTTCGACTAGTAATTCATTAGATAAAGGCGGTGATAATTTTAAAAAACTTTATAATGACTCAGACGTCAATCAAAGAAATGCAAATGGACAAACTCGCTCTGGACTATATAGCTTGTTTATACCTATGGAATGGAATTACGAAGGATACATTGATTCTTATGGATTACCTGTCTTCGATACGCCAAAAAAACCAAAGCAAGGACCTCAAGGCGAAACAATTGATTTAGGTGTAATAGAATACTGGAATAATGAAGTAGACGGTCTTAAAAAAGATCAAGATGCTTTAAATGAATTTTATAGACAGTTTCCGCGCACTGAAAAGCACGCATTTAGAGATGAATCAAAAGAATCTTTATTTAATCTAACTAAGATTTATGAGCAAATAGATTTTAATGAAGATTTAAAAAATTCTATCAATATAACACAGGGGAGTTTTCAATGGCAAAACGCAGAAAAAGATACTAATGTTATATTTGTTCCAAATAAAAATGGTAGATTTAAAATAAGCTGGGTTCCACCATCGCATCTACAAAACAGGCGTTATAAAAAAAATAGCACTAACTATCCTGGTAATGACTTTATGGGCGCATTTGGATGTGACCCATATGATATATCAGGCACAGTAGATAAAAGAGGTTCTAAAGGATCTTTACATGGTCTTACTAAATTTTCAATGGAAGACGTACCTCCTAATCATTTCTTTTTAGAATATATAGCTCGTCCACAAACAGCTGAAATATTTTTTGAAGATGTATTAATGGCTTGTGTTTTTTATGGTATGCCAATATTAGCTGAAAATAACAAACCAAGACTATTATATTATTTTAAAAAAAGAGGTTATAGAGGTTTCTCAATGAATAGACCAGATAGAAAGTATAATAAATTATCTATAACAGAAAGAGAATTAGGTGGTATACCAAACTCAAGTGAAGATATAAAACAAGCTCATGCTTCTGCAATTGAAACGTATATAGAAAATTATGTTGGTTTAAAAGAAACAGGTTATGGTGATATGTATTTTCAAAAAACACTAGAAGACTGGGCTAGATTTAATATAAATAATAGAACAAAGCACGATGCCTCTATTAGCTCTGGACTTGCTCTTATGGCTTGTAATAAACATAGATATTCACCAGTAAATAAAAGAATAATAGAACCCGTTAATTTAGGTATTAAAAGATACGACAACAGGGGAACTACATCAAAAATAATAAGTTAAATGAATATATATACTAATTCAAATAGTTCTTTTCCTAGCCAAGTAGTTAGTGATGCAGAAAAAGCTAGCATTAAATACGGAAGTCAAGTAGCTATGGCTATTGAATATGAATGGTTTAGATCTGGTAGAACTAATGGCAATAGGTATTTAACTAATTGGAATAATTTTAATACTCTTAGATTATATGCTAGAGGAGAGCAACCTGTTCAAAAATATAAAGATGAATTATCTATTAATGGTGATTTGTCTTATTTAAATTTAGACTGGAAACCAGTTCCTATACTTTCTAAATTTGTTGACATAGTAGTTAACGGTATATCTCAAAAAGCCTATGAAATAAAAGCATATGCTCAAGACCCAGCTTCTTTAAAGAAAAGAACAAATTACGCTTCTAGATTGTATGAAGATATGCTATCTAAAGAATATTTACAAAACCTAAAACAAACTTTAGGTGTTGATATGTTTCAAAGTGCTGACAATGGTTTAGTTCCAGAATCAGACGAAGAGCTAGAATTACATATGCAACTTTCTTATAAGCAGAGTATTGAAATAGCTGAAGAAGAAGCTATATCTACTGTTTTTGCGCAAAATAAATACGACCTAATAAGAAGAAGATTAAACATGGATTTAGTCACGTGTGGTATTGCTGCTGCTAAAACAAATTTTAATACAGCTAACGGTATTACATTAGATTATGTAGATCCAGCTTATATGGTTTATTCATATACAGAAGATCCTAATTTTGAAGATATATACTATGTAGGTGAAATAAAATCAATAACAATACCAGAACTAAAAAAAGAATTTCCTAATATATCTAAAGAAGAATTAGAGCGTATACAGCAAATGCCTGGTAATAGACAGTATATAACTGGATGGGGTGGATACGATGCTAACACTGTTCAGGTTTTATATTTTGACTATAAAACATATCATAATCAAGTTTTTAAAATTAAACAAACAGACCAGGGTTTAATAAAAGCTATTGAAAAACCAGATACTTTTAATCCACCTGAAAATGATAACTTTGAAAGAGTTTCAAGATCTATTGAAGTTCTATACAGCGGTGCTAAAGTAGTAGGAACAGATACAATGCTTAAATGGGAATTAGCAGAGAATATGTCAAGACCTATGTCTGATACTACTAAAGTAGAAATGAATTACGCTATATGTGCACCTAGAATGTACAAAGGTAGAATTGACTCTATAATAAGTAAGTGTATAGGTTTTGCAGACATGATTCAACTTACTCATTTAAAACTTCAACAAGTTTTATCTAGAATGGTTCCAGATGGCGTGTATTTAGACATGGACGGTTTGGCTGAAGTTGATCTTGGCAATGGTACAAATTATAATCCAGCAGAAGCTTTAAATATGTATTTTCAAACTGGTAGTATTGTTGGTAGATCTCTTACTCAAGATGGTGACTTGAATTCTGGTAAAGTTCCAATACAAGAACTACAAAGCAGCGGTGGTAATGCTAAGATAGCTAGTTTAATACAAACATATCAGTATTATCTACAAATGATACGTGATGTTACAGGACTTAATGAGGCTAGAGATGGTAGTCTACCTGATCGTAATACATTAGTTGGATTACAAAAATTAGCTGCTAACGCTTCTAATACTGCAACTAAACATATTAACCAAGCTAGCCTATATGTTACACTAAGACTAGCTGAAAATGTTTCATTAAAAATAGCAGATGCTTTAGAATTTCCTTTAACAGCAGAGTCATTAAAAAACTCTATATCTTTATTTAATATAAAAACATTAGAGCAAGTAAGCGATTTAAATCTACACGATTTTGGTATATTTTTAGAACTAGAACCAGATGAAGAAGAAGAAGCTAAACTTGAAGCTAATATTCAAACTGCTTTACAAAACGGTGGTATTGATTTAGATGACGCCATAGATCTTAGACAAATAAAAAACTTAAAGCTTGCTAATCAAATGCTTAAATCTAAGCGCAAGCAAAAAATGATTAAAGATCAAAAAAATCAACAAGCTAATATTCAAGCTCAAGCAGATGCGCAGGCTTCTACTGCTGAAAAAACAGCAATGGCTGAAGTGCAAAAGCAAGAAGCAATTAGTGGTTCTAAGGTTCAATACGAAAAGTCTAGGACTCAAATGGAAATACAAAAAATGCAAGTTCAAGCACAACTTGATCAACAAAAAATGCAAATGCAACATCAGTTTAACATGCAATTAAAACAAATGGATGTTCAACAAGTTAATCAAAAAGAAAATTCAAAAGAAGACAGGAAAGATAAGCGTATAAAAATGGAAGGTACGCAACAGAGTGAAATGATAAGTCAAAGAAAAAATGATGGCTTGCCAATAAACTTTGAACAACAACAAGACGTTAACGCTTTTATGTAAACGTTATTTAATTATTTAATTATATTATATTATGTCAGAAGTAAAAACAAATGAACCTGTTAAGCAGGAGGGTGATTTTAAAATTAAAAAGAAAACACCTAAAAAACTAGTAGAAACAAAAGATAACATTGTAAAAGTAAATGTTAATCCAAAAGAACCTTTAGTAGAGTTAGAAGATAATGTAACTAAAGTAGAAATAAAAAAAGAAGACGATGCCATTCAAATCGGAGAAACAGAAAAGGTATCTGGAGATACACCATCCGGAGATAGCGACAAGGTGGAAGAACCTGTACAAGAGTCCAACGAGACTACTGAAGGGTTTTCTCCAATCCAAGAAGTAACTGAAGCTGAAGTTAAACAAGTTGAAGCAGATGTTAAGGAAGCTATTAGAGATGAAAAAGTATTAGGTAAACCTTTACCTGAAAATATTGAAAAGCTAATTTCTTTCATGGAAGAAACAGGTGGGACAATAGAAGATTATACTCGTTTAAACGCCGACTACTCTAGCGTTGACGATGTTACTTTATTAAAAGAGTATTACAAAAAAAATAAGCCTTATCTAGAGTCTGAAGATATAGATCTTTTATTAGAAGATTTTGTTATAGATGAAGACATAGACGAGGAAAGAGATGCAAGAAAGAAAAAACTTGCATTTAAAGAAGAAGTTGCAAAAGCCAAAAACTTTTTAGAAGAAACAAAGAGTAAATATTACGACGAGATCAAGTTGAGACCGGGCGTTACTCAAGAACAACAAAAAGCTATGGATTTTTTCAATAGATATAATAAGCAACAAGAACAAGCTGAGCAACAGCATCAAACGTTTAAAGATAATACAAAAAAGCTTTTTAGCGATGATTTCAAAGGTTTTGATATCAGTGTTGGTGAAAAGAAATATAAGTATAATATTCAAAACAAAGATAAAGTTGCAGAAAACCAGTCTAATATAACAAACCTCGTTGGGAAGTTCCTTGACGAAAACGGTAGTGTTAAAGATGTAAATGGTTATCACAAGGCTATGTATGCTGCTGAAAACGTAGATAAGATTGCCGCTCATTTTTATGAGCAAGGAAAAGCAGACGCTGTAAAAGACGTTGTAAACAAATCAAAAAACTTGAGTAACGCTAAAGCTAGGACTTCTCAAGGAGATGTGTTTTTAAACGGTTTTAAAGTAAGAGCGATTTCAGGTGCTGATTCTACAAAACTTAAAATAAAAACTAAAAAATTTAACTAATAAAAACTTAAAATTATGAGTTTAACTCCTCAATTTGGTAGTTTAGTCCCTTCGCAAACGCAAGAGATTTTAAATAGCAACTACCTACAATTTAATGATCCTGCCGGTGCTGCTGGCGCTGGTAATGGTGGTGACACTTTTGCTCAACAGTATCTACCTGAGATCTATGAACAAGAAGTAGAGCGTTATGGAAACAGAACGTTATCTGGATTCTTGAGAATGGTTGGCGCTGAAATGCCAATGACATCTGATCAAGTAATTTGGTCTGAGCAAAACAGATTACATATTAGCTATAAAGGCGTAGAAGTTGTTAACGCAGCTGGTACTACAAGTACTATTACCTTATTTGTAGCTGGTACTGCTGGATTAGCTAATGTTATTTCGATCAATGATACTATTGTTTTCTTAAACCCTGTAACAGGTGAGGAAAGCAAAGCTATCGTAACTAACTCTGGTGCATACGCTGGATCTGGTCTTGCGGCTGAAGATATCGTAGTACAACCATTTGACAATGTTCAAATAGGTGGTATTGCTGCTGGAGCTGCTGCTACTACTGGTGCTAAAGTATTTGTTTACGGTTCTCAATACGCTAAAGGACAAGATATGGACGGAGCTTTTGCCGCAGGTGGTGCAAACCAAGCTAGAATTTCAGTTGAGCCTCAGTTTACACAATTTTCTAATTCACCAATTATCCTAAGAAGCCAATACGTAGTTAATGGTTCTGATATGGCACAGATTGGTTGGGTTGAAGTTGCTACTGAAGACGGAACATCTGGATATTTATGGTATTTAAAAGCTGAGTCTGAAACAAGACTACGTTTTGAAGATTACCTAGAAATGTCTATGGTTGAAGCTGAATTTGACACTGTAGGTGGAGCAACACAAAGAGGATCAGAAGGTCTTTTTGCTGCTATTCAAGCTCGTGGTAACGTAGAAGTAGGATTCACTGCTGCTGCTGGACTAGACGAATTTGACGCTATTTTGAAAAACTTAGATACTCAAGGCGCTATTGAAGAAAATATGCTTTTCTTACAAAGACAAACAGCTCTTGATTTTGATGATATGCTAGCTGCGATCTCTGGTGGAACTGCCGGTGGTACTGCTTTTGGTTTATTTGAAAACTCTGAGGAAATGGCATTAAATCTTGGATTTAGTGGTTTCCGTAGAGGATCTTATGATTTCTACAAAACTGACTGGAAATATTTGAACGATGCTTCTACTCGTGGAGGTATGGCTGGAATTAGTTCTATTGAAGGTGTATTAGTACCTGCTGGAACATCAACAGTATACGATCAAGTATTAGGAACTAACATACGTAGACCTTTCTTACATGTACGATACAGAGCTTCACAAGCTGATGATCGTCGTATGAAGTCTTGGTTGACTGGTTCTGCTGGTGGAGCGTTTACATCTACATTAGATGCTATGGAAGTAAACTTCCTATCTGAAAGATGTTTAGTAACACAAGCTGCTAACAACTTTGTATTATTCAAAGGAATCTAATAATGATTCAAACTTAATAATATCCCCGTCTTCGGGCGGGGTATTATTTTTATAACTATTTAATTTTATTATATTATGGCTAAAAAAGCTACAGCAGAAACTATTGAGGTTGCACCTCAAGAGGTTGCGGTAAAAACCGCTCCTAAACCCACAAAAAATGAGTGGGAAATTAAAGATAGAATTTATTATTTAAAAGGAAATAAATCTCCTTTAACTCTTACAATACCTGGTAAGCATACTAGAAAACACGCTTTACTTTATTTTGACACAAAAACAGGTAAACAAAGAGAAATAAGATATGCTACAAATCAAGATTCACCACTAGTAGATGAGCAAAAAGGTGAATGCACAATGGGTCACATTAGATTTATTGACGGATCTTTACGTGTTCCTAAAGAAAAACAAAATCTACAAAAACTATTATCTTTATACCACCCTTTAAAAGGTAAGTTATATGAAGAGTTTAGTGCTGTGGCAGAAGCTGAAGATCAATTAGATGTTTTAGACATGCAGATTGATGCTTTAAATGCAGCTAGAAATATGGAGATAGATCAAATTGAAGCTATTTTAAGAGTAGAAGTTGGCTCAAAAGTAAATGACATGAGCTCTAAAGAACTTAAAAGAGACATACGTTTATTCGCGAGATCTAACCCACAATTATTTATTAGCTTAGCTAATGATGACAATGTTCAATTAAGAAATACAGCTATTAGAGCTGCTGAAGCTGGTATAATTAATCTATCAGGTGATCAAAGAACATTTACATGGGGATCAAACGGTAGAAAACTAATGAATGTACCTTTTGACGAAAACCCTTACTCAGCATTTGCTGCTTTCTTAAAAACAGATGAAGGTGTTGAGATCTATAAGTCTATAGATAAAAAACTATAAAAACAAGTGATACTATAATATAGGCGGTTTCGGCCGCCTTTATAGTATATAAAAAATAAAAAATGGCTATAAACGTAGATACGGTATATAAAACAGTCTTATTAATTATAAATAAAGAACAAAGGGGTTATATGACTCCTAATGAGTTTAATAAAATAGCCACTCAAGTTCAACTAGAAACTGTTGAAGAGTATTTTCAAACTATTTATCAACAGTCTAATTTTTCTCAAAATGAAAGTGAATACGGGGACAGGTATAGTAATGTTCAACAAAAACTAGACATTTTTAAGCAAATTGGCGACTGTAATTACAATGGCGCTGGTTTAACTAAATTATTTACACCACCATCTTCTTCAGGTGTAGCAAGCGGAACTCAAACATACACATACGCTGTAACAAATCCTTTAACAACATCTTTTGCTTTAACTACAATAACTCAAGCTCAAGTAGAGCAAAGTGTTGTAGTAGTTACTTTAAACGGGCAATCTTATAGTAGTTTTAATATAACTGGCGGTTTTTTTAATTTAACAGGTAGTATTCCTAATGCTGGTGATGTAATATTAATAACTCTTTATCCTAGTGATTTTTATAAACTAGGTACTGTTATATTTGAGCAAGATAAAGAAGTTGAAAGAGTTGAAAGAAATCAATTAGCTAAATTAAATTTATCAACACTAACAAAACCCTCTTTGCATTATCCAGTGTATTTATACGAAAACAATAATATAATAATATATCCTCAAAGCATATCTTCAGAAGTGCAGGCTAGTTATATAAGAAAACCAAATGATGTTTTATGGAACTTCACATCTTCTACGGGTTATTATGTGTGGGATCCTTCTAGTTCAATTGATTTTGAGCTTGAACCTACCGAGCAAACAAATGTTATTTTAAAAATATTATTATATGCTGGTGTTGTAATAAAAGATCCTACTATAATTGATGTTGCGGCTAGAGAAGTTGCACAAGAAAAAGCTAACGCAAGAAATTAATAGCACATGGGTTTAATAACAGAAAATAACGAACAATATTACCAAGGCGTACAAGCTTTTAGAGGCGCAGCAAGCGGGACTCTTAGCGGTCAAAAGTTTACAACTACTTTCAACACAGATTTAATTTTTGGAAGTTACAATCCTAGTGATGTTAATTATGCATTAAATAATTTTAAAATATACACTAGTACAACTGGTATGCCAAATCCAAACAGTTGGTCAGAGTATACTAGTGATTATACAGTTAGTAAAAACGTTATAACTATAACTGGAGCACTAACCGCTAGTATATATATAGCGGTGCAGTTAAAAAGATTAGACGGTGGTAATTACGGTCAAACAGAAGCTGAAAAAGCATATGGAGATACTGTTGAAGAAAACTATGGTAGTTATCAATACGTAAAAGTAAATGACGTTATAAACAATTTCATGGTTGCTTACGTAGGTATGCAAAAACTTATACCAAACGTAAAAAGAACTGATGTTATATTTCATGCTAAAAGAGCAATGCAAGAGTTTAGTTATGACACTTTAAAAAGTATAAGCTCTCAAGAATTAACTATACCACCTAGCTTAAGTTTAGCACTTCCACAAGACTATGTTAACTATGTAAATTTTTCTTGGATAGATCAACTAGGTGTTAAAAGACCTATATATCCAGCAAATAATTTAACAAAAAGTCCTTATGAAACACCTACACAAGATAACTTAGGTATTCCAACTCAAGATAATTTTGGTGAAAATACAGAAGGAACATCTATAACAGTAGAGAGATGGAAAAACGCTAATGATTCGTTGATAAATCAAAACTTTTTTAATAATCTAGATGAGTTTGCTTATTGGGCAAATTACTATGGTTTTGATAATGGTTTGTTTTACGGTCAACAATACGGTTTAGATCCTCAGTATAGTCAAGTAAACGGCTGGTTTAATATGAACGAAAGAGAAGGTAAAGTTTCTTTTTCTAGTAACTTAAAAGATAAATTAATTATTTTAGAATACATATCAGACGGTTTAGCGTATGATTTAGATTCTAAAGTACCTAAAATGGCAGAAGAAGCTATGTACGCCTACATACTTCACGCTATAATATCTACTAGACTTGGTCAACCTGAGTATATTGTTCAAAGACTTAAAAAGGAAAAAAGAGCTAAACTTAGAAACGCAAAAATAAGATTATCTAATATTAAGCTTGATGAAATAAATCAAGTTATGAGAGGTAAATCTAAATGGATAAAACACTAGAATTTAATGGCCGAATCTAAAAACAGTTTCATCGGGTCTAAAATGAACAAAGACCTAGACGAAAGATTAATACCTAGCAATCAATATAGAGATGCTTTAAACGTTGCTGTGTCTAGATCAGAAGCAAGTGATGTAGGTGCTTTAGAATCTATACCTGGTAATTTTTTAATATCTAATAATAATCCAGCTGGAGTAAATGCTGTTATAATTGGTGTTTATGTAGATGAAAGTAATGCTAGAGCATTTGTTTTTAAAACAGATTATACAGGTTTTGATACGGCGCCCTCATCAGCATATTGTTCTATAGATGTATTTACAGAAACTGCTGGTTCTATTCAAACTTTAGTATCTGGTAGTTGGTTAAATTTTTCTACACAAAATAGAGTCAACGCTATTAATTTAATTGAAAATTTGTTATTTTTTACTGACAATAAAAATCAACCAAGAAAAATAAATGTAGACATAGCTTCAGCAAATAATAGTTATTATTATAATGAAGATCAAATATCTGTAGCTAAATTTGCACCAAATTCTCCACCTCATTTTATAAACCTTAGGGGTGTAGTTGCTAATCCATTTTTACCAGAAGAAACAGTGCTTCCTTCTACCATGTCAGATGCTTCTGACCCGTTTACAACTAGCATGATTCCATTTGTTATTTCCACATCTAATCTAGCTGTTAAGAAATACAGAAACGGAGATTCAATAGTAGACGGAAACTCAATAACTGATTGGAACGCTGCTGGTGCCGCTGGCGTAGGTGCTTGGTGTTATTATGATAACAATCCAGGCAATGGAGAAATCTACGGTCTTCTTTACAACAAGTATGCTGTAATGGATTCTAGAGGATTAGCACCTATAGGTTTTGGAATACCAACACAAGCAAACTGGGTTTCTTTAGCGCAAAATGCTGCTGGTGCGCCTAGTAGTACTAATGGTTTAAACATGAAATCCACTGATCTTTGGGATACTCCTGTTGGCACGAACGCTCAAGGTTTTAATGCTAAACCAGCTGGATCGCGTAAAGTTGTATCAAGTCAACTTGCGTTTGAAAAACTTGGAACACAAACAACATATTGGAATAGTGATCCTATAGTAGCAGGCGCTAATAATTTGGGTCTACGAATTGAAGATGCTAATCAGGCTGTTCAATTCCCAACAATTTTAGATCCTACACAAGGTTATTCTGTAAGAGTTGTAAAAGAACCAGCATACACCGGATGGAATGGTGATCCTGATTTTTTAACAGAAAAATTTGCTAGATTTAGTTATAGATTTAAATTTGATGATAATGAATACTCTGTTGTTGCACCGTGGAGTCAAGATGTTTTTATACCTAAACAAGATGGTTATTTTTTAAACAATGATCAAAATGACGCTTTTGTTACAACTGTTGTAAGATTTATGGAAAACAGTATAAACAATGCTGTTTTAAATATAGAACTACCTAGCATAGATATAATAAATGATTACAAAATAACAGATATAGATGTTTTATTTAAAGCAAGTGATTCATCTAATTATCAAATTTTAGAAACCATAAAAGTTAATGCTGACTTTATAAGTTCTTTAAATTATACAAATATTTTTCAATATTCTTATCAGTCTAAAGAACCTGTAAAAACACTACCTAGTTTTGAGTCTACTAGAACATTTGATAAAGTTCCAGTTAGAGCACTAGCACAAGAAACAGCTGGCAATAGAGTTATTTATGGCAACTACATTGAAGGAAATAGCGCTCCAAATGGTTTGTTTTATTACATAGGAACAAACCAAAAAAGTGAGCAAGATTTTGAAGAATATCCTCAACACAGTTTAAAACAAAATAGAAACTATCAAGTAGGTTTTGTATTAGCAGATAAATATGGAAGACAAACAGATATAGTTTTATCTAACTATGATGGCCTTTTAGACAATAATGGAAATCCACAACCAGGTTCTAATATATTTAGTACATACAAGCCTTTAAGTTTTTCAAGTGCTAGTAGTAATGGTTTAACAGATTGGAGAGGTGACAACGCTACTATTAATTATTTACAACAAATACCAGAAGAAATAGAATCTAATGGTATTAGTGGTTATCCTGGGGCTTATGCTCAAGGAAATTATTTTGATGTAAATCCATCCGGTGGACCAGGACCTTATTTTTTAAGTGAAAGCGAAAATTTCTTTAGCGTAGAAGATCCTTCTGATTCTTCTTTTCCAGGTTATCCAACGGGTCAAGCTAACACTATTTTTGGTACAAAACTACAATACGCAAGCGCTATTGATACAAATAATGTTTTAAACGTATATACAAATCAAAATGGAAATGGTTGGGCTTTACAGGCGCTAGGTGCTGCGTTTGATTATGTTATAGCAACTAGTGGTCCTTTTTTAAGGGTAACATTTAATAATGCTTTACCCGTAAGAACTAATGTCAAAGTAGAAATATTATATGGCCCTAACAGAAGACATAAATACCAAGCTGGAGGATCATTTACACAAACGCCTTTATTCCCTAATTTTGCTAACACTTATACTAGCTATTTTGCTGTAGGTAAAAAATGGACAGGTGAATACATAGACTATACTGAAACTACTTCTGTCACACCAGTAGATGCCGGTCATACAGAACCTTATGGCGTTATATTTGAAACAAAAGAACAAATATCAATAAAATATTTATTTAACGCTACGCCAGCAGCTCAAAATCCCCCTTCTTTATCTGCTGTTAGAACTTTTGCTAGTTATGATATAAATCCTCTTGGTTTTTATACGTACAGAGTAGGTATAAAACAAAAAGAGCAGGACTATTATAATGCGTATTTACCAGGTTTTATAAATGGTTATCCTATATTTACTAGTGGCGCAGGCGCTGGTGGCACACCTATACCTAGCGAGGTAGAAATAAATGAAATTTATTTTTCAACTTTAGTAGCTGATAACATAAACAAAATACCTAGAAACCTACAAGAGGTTGGACCTATACAAAATCAATTTACAAGTGATTCTGCTGTTTTTCCAAGAGTTGAAAATCAAGCTGCTTTTTTTACTACATTTAGCGGTAACACTGAATATGAGCTTATAACTAATAAGCAGTTTTTACCAGCGTCAACAGCTGATAGAGCAGACTTAGTGGGTGGTATAGATGATGCATTTCCAAGTATTGGGCCCGAGGAGGTTGATGATCAGGGCGTAGTTGTACCAGGTCAGGTACCACCTTTTTTAAATAATAACGCAATATATAATTACGATCAAAAACCTCAGGTTGTAAAATTTACTTCATCAGAACCAATTGGATTAACTACAGGTTTATATACTGCTCCTGAAGCGGCTGGATCGACTACAAGAGGTAATTATCCTTATTCTCCAAATCTTAGTTTATCTATTGTAGAGACATCACCTTTTGTTTCTAATTTAGAATTGTTCTACGAGACTTCAACTGGAGGTTTAATATCAGATATTAATAATGATATAGCAAATGATAACGATATAATAACAAATGTAACGCCTGTTAATGTTAATTTTCCAGAAAGCACTGTAGTAGGTACTACTATAACAAGTCCGTTTTTTCCTCAAGAAAATGGTGTTAGTTTAACTGATACAACTGGTGAGTTTGTTACTATATTTAATCATGATACTCAAGGAAATTTAGATACTAGTGTAGATTATGCTGATACATTTAATCCATCATTCACGTTAGTTAATGGCGGAGTTGGTGGTTATACCATACAGACTGCAAAAACTTTTTACGCTGGTCAGCCTGCTGGAGCAAACCCAACTCCTTTAGAACCTGATACCTGTGCGGATCAAAGAGGTAGATACTTAGCAAGAATAGCGTTTACAATGGCTAATAATACTGTTGTAGAAAGAAATGTAACGCTTCAACTTACTAATTCAGATCCTGTAATAAGTGATCCTAATTTTATTCCAACAGGAAATATATTAGATTACAGTGATGGTAAAACTATTTGTTCTCATAATGTAACCAACACCGCACCGATATCACCAGGTGGAGCTAATGGCTCTGCAACTTTAGCAAGTCCCAGCGGCTCACCACCGCAGTCTACTGGAAATGATCAAGTAATGTTTGCTACTGGTGTAAGTCCTGAAACTCAAAATACTGGCTACGGTTGGAGTGTAGATAGAGTTGTAAAAACAAATGGGCTTGGAGATGTTACCACTTGGGATTCAAGCTGGGTCGTGGGCTCAACACAATATGCTGGACTTCCACAAGACATTGTTAATATAACGTTTCAAGCACCTCGCGTAAATTCTGGTGGTGTTTTTAAACAACGGTTTACTTTACAAATGATAAACAGTGAAGGAGTAGATACAACACAGAGTAGCACTGTGGGTGGCGCTGGTCAATACAACGCTACTATGGTTTTAAAAGATACTAGTAGTCAAACTGAAGAAGTTGTTATAAATTGGATTGTAGGTCAACAAGATTTTACAGATTTAAGATATAGATTTTTTGATAAAGACACTAATGGAGTTGATCTAGGAACCTATCTTGAATTATTTGGAAGCGGTGGAAACGATGGTGAATTTAATAATCCTAATGAAGCAACCGATCCAAACTCTACGTCGTGGGGTATGAATCCAGGGTTTGATGCTACAAAAGTTAGAACCACTTATTTTCAAATACTTAACTATACTAGACCGCAGCAGGGTAATCCTCCATTTAGTGGTAAGTATTACATATACGGAAGACTTTTAATGCCAAACAACTTACCCAACTCCCCTAGCGCTCAAGTCATAGTTCCATCCAACACACCTCCAAACAACACCGCTACGGCTGATGTTGGTTTTATAAAACCAGATGGAACTCAACCTTATAATTTTGCGTCTTGGTCTGTAAGTTCACAGCAAAGTCAACCTACTGGAAGTTATAGTTTTTCTTCATGGGCTATAATTGGGGAAGTTGATGGATTTGATCCTACTAATAATCAACAAGCTGTTGATGTTACACCAGGTCAACAAAATCCAACACCTCCAACAGCAACAGGCACTTATGACTACAATAATGGCGCTTTATTAAATTGTGTTTTTCAATATTTTAATAGCGGCAACGCGCCAAACTCAACGCGATTTCAGATATTTAAAAGCACAGAAACAATAAACCCTTTAAATATCCCAGGAAGCACTGTGCCAGTTTCTTTTTCATCACTAGGAACTTCCAGTGTAGATATCAATTTTTATGGAAATGGAAACAATGACGTTTTTCCTGGAGCTGGTTATCAACCAGGATCACAAGGTTTGGGCGCACAGCAAGACAGATATCCTTTAGCTACAGGCTATAATAATCCGGGTGGCGCAAATCAACAATTCCTTAAAGGACCATAATTAAAATTATAAATAAACAAGTGATAATAAACATATGCCTACTATAATACCTGTAAAGTACTATAATACTTATGTTCTTAAAAATATATCTTTAAGAAATTTAGCCCCCTTCAATAACTGGTATATTGAAGAGTCTAGAATACGAGGTGGCTATAATAATGTTCAAACAGGTTTAGCACCACGAGCTTTTGCTTATTCTGAAGAAAACAACAGAGAAACTCTTTCTAACGGCTTGATATATTCGGGTATTTTTAATTCTAGAACAGGAATTAATCAATCTAATGTATTTTCAGTTGGTGATCAAATAACTAAAAAAGTAGATCCAGGAAAAGGTAGTGTTCAAAGACTTTATGCAGAAGATACTAATTTAGTAATTTTTCAAGAAAGAAAAGTTAATAGAGCTTTAATAGATAAAGACGCTATTTACACACAAGAAGGACAACCTATTCAAACAGCTTCTAATGTTGTAATAGGTGGAATACAACCTTACGCAGGAGAATTTGGAATAAGTAGAAACCCAGAAAGTTTTGCAGTTTATGGATATCAAAAGTACTTTGCAGATGCAGATAAAGGTTCTATTCTAAGGCTTTCAATAGATGGTATAACTGAAATATCTAACTACGGTATGGTGGATTATTTTAGAGATAATCTAGCCATAGTTGGTAGCGGTAATATTTTAGGAGGTTGGGATATACATAACAAGTGTTATACTTTAAGTATGGTACCTACTTCAGGTCAAGTAAATACATTGAGCTTTGATGAAGCAATAAATGGTTGGACTAGTAGATATAGCTACGTTCCTAATAATATTTTTAGTATTAGAAATAATTTTTATACTACAAGTGGAGGAGGAATATATCAGCATTATTCAACTCAAGTAAATAGAGGTTATTTTTATGATACGCAGTCCGCCTCTACCATAACCACTATATTTAATACGAGTCCATCTGTATCTAAGAACTTTAAAACTATAAACTATGAAGGTAATGGAGATTGGCAGTTGTCTAATATGGTAACTGGCACGGATTCTGCTTTACCTATAACTCCTTTTGTAATGCCTACAACATTAGCACAATTAGATAATCAATATTTACAAAACCAGTTTTCAAAAAAAGAAAATAAATATTTTGCTAATCTAATAAACTCATCACCAGCAACTCAGGGTGAAATAATATTTGGCGGATCTATATCTGGTATAAAAGGTTTCACAGCCACCGCTTTACTCTTAACAGCTAACAGCGGAGGTTATTCAAATAACAGTGAATTGTTTGCTGTGTCTAGTGATTTTATAGAATCTTCATATTAAATTTAATTAAATGGAAAAAGCTTTAGCTAAAAAAAAGTTAGAAAAAATACAACAAATAGATCATTATAGAAAAACTATAATGCTATTTGAAAAACAAATATTAGAAATAGATGGCTCTTATGGCGATCCTGAAAAACCAGGTAGAAGTGAAGAGCTAAATAAAATTAATCCTCTTAAGCATACTTTTGCCGACGGCTTGTATATAAGAGAAATATTTATGCCAAAAGGGCAAATAATATCTACTGGCATACACAAGAAGAAACATCCTTATTTTGTTTTAAAAGGAGATTTATCAGTATTAACTGAAACAGGGGTTGAAAGAATAAAAGCTCCTTACGCTGGTATAACTTTACCAGGCACAAAAAGAATAATATATATGCATGAAGACACAGTTTGGATAACAGTGCATGCTACAGATAAAAGAACTGTAGAAGAAACATTAGACGATGTTATAGCTAAAGATTTTAACGATCCTGACATTAGCGTAGAAAGCATGATTAAAAAATTAAAAATAAAAAAGTAATATGAGTGTAGCAGTAGCAGGTATCGGCGCAGGAGCTAGTTTAATCGGAGGCTTAATAGGTTCTGGTTCAGCTAAAAAAGCAGCTAGAAGAGCAGCTAGAGAGCGAGCTAAACATTTGAAAATTGTAAACAAGCTTGAAGCTAACAGACAACCTATAGTAAATCCATATGAAGGAGTTAAAAGTGTAGCTGATATGGCCGTGGATTTATCTAATCAAGTAACTAATCCATTTAATAATCTAAGTGTAGCTACTCAAGCTACGGAAATACAAATGGAAGAATCAGATCAAGCTTTGGCTAACACGCTAGACACTATGCTAGCAACAGGAGCAGGCTCTGGAGGCGCCACGGCTTTAGCTCAAGCCGCTTTAAAATCTAAACAAGGTATTTCAGCTGACATAGAAAAACAAGAAGTTGCCAACGAAAAACTAAGAGCCGAAGGTGAACTACAACAAGAACAATTTCAATTACAAGAAAAGTTAAGAATACAAGGATTAGAAATGTCAGAAGCCCAAAGAGTTCAAAGTGCTATGGCCGCTGGAAAGCAATTTACATTTAACGCTTTAGAAGATAGACAAAATGCTAAAATAAATAGACATGCAGCTATGGCGGGTGCAGCTGCTCAAGCTCAAGCAGCAGCTAAAAGAGATCAATCAGCAGCTATAACAGGTATGATAGGATCATTAGGCTCTATAGGAATGTCTCTGGCAACTCCGGGTTAATCAATAATAAAAAATGGAAGACAAAAATATATTAATAAATCTTACGCTAAAGCAGTACAATCAAAGTAACGCCGCGGCTTATGACAGAATTTTTACCTCTACATCGTCTGATTATAATTATAATATAATAGAAAGAGCGTACGAAGGTACAGCTAAAGTATATGCTCAGTTGAAAATGGCTATTAAAAATAAAACTTGTCAAGATCCTACTTGTTTATATGAAAATAAAATTTTAAAACAAATAGAAGAAGCTCCGGCTAAAACTATAGATTTTTTAGAAAACATTTTTGCAGAATTATCAGTAACAGAAAGTGCTAATTATGATGTTAATAACAACTATGAATATTTAGTTGCTAACTCTATAATGACCAGTAAAGCTGGGTTTTCTAAAAATGACGGATATATGGTTACTCTTAATTTACTTCCGAACAACAGTCAGGAAATAATTTTTGAAGGCCCTTTGTTTGATCAACCTTTAAGAATAAACAATACAGCTCTAGATTCTTTAATAAAATCTAATACAGATTTAATAGCTGAAACACCAGACATAAATGGCTTAATGCTTTCTTTACTTACAAAAGTAGGTTTGTTTAAAGATGAAGATATAATAGAAGGTGAATTAAGTCCTACTGCTAAAATATCTGAAGAATTTATAATGAAAAATCCTGATGGAACTTTTGATTATGAAATTTTAGATATAGGTTCAAACATGGGTAGAAACCTGCTGAAGTTTGATATGGATAAAATACAAAAAAAGTCTGATCCTTTTATAAATGCTGAAGTAGCGGGTATGTTAAACCAGGAGCAAGAAGTTGTAGCTGCTTGGAATGTTTACATTGCTCAAGGAACAAGTGTAGATGAAGATGATCAAATGGCTCAAAACGCTAATGCTGGATCTAGATCTTGGTCATATAAATATGATCTTCCGCTTTCACAAGAAAATAAACTTTTGTTTGAAATTAAATATAAAGAATACTTTATGAATAATTATTTAAAGCCATTTATAACAAATAAGTTTCCAACTGTGAAAGAAGATGCTGCTGTATTTAATTTAGCAGAAGCTAGAAAAGCTAAAGCTCAAAAGTTCATTGATGATAACAAACTTTAAATTTAATTAAATGACATTAGTAGAAAAAGTACAAGAACTACAAGCTATTCAACCTCCTCTTGATCCTACAGAGATGAAGAGAAGAATAGAGGAGTGGAAAGCATCTACAAGCTATAAAGCTCCAGAAGCAATAGAGGTTGAAGAAGTAAAGATACAAGACTCCCCGGAAATAAAGGATCCGATCGAGGAGTCGCAAAGCAATACAGGATCCGAAGCTTTAGATTCTGGAAATGGACAATCACTATATCAAGATGATTATGGTTTAAATATATCTCCTGTACAAGGCTTAAGTGACACTACAGGTGGCTTTGGAACTCTTGAGTTTGGGCAAAATGTAATATATAACATGCAGCTTGAAGAGTACGAAAAGCAAAAAGCAAAGCATGATAAAGCTAAAAAAGATTTTAAATCTAAAAAACAAGCACAGCGAGAAGGTGTTAATCTACTAGAAAATGGAGAAGTTAATTTTGAAAGTAGAGTTATAATACCTAGAGGTGAAACAGGTTTTGATGAATTCACTTTTAATCAGATTCAAGAAAGAATTGACAATAAAGAACCCGGATTTGAAAATGTTAAAAATGTAAAAGATTATGTTTCAAAAGTTCCTAATGCTGAAATAATAACTTATACACAAAACAAAGACTTTGAAGGAACTATAGGTACAATAGATGAAGTTGTAATTCAAAAATATGATCCTGTAGATTTAAACAATCAACTAGGAAATCAAGTGTGGGAGACAAACAATGAACCCGCTATACAATCTTCTTTAGATAAATATGGAAACTCAATAGGAAGTAGTTATTTTCCTACAATTAAAAGCTCTAGAGAAGCTGAAAAAGAAAGAAGCGATGGATCTAAGGCTGTAAATATTTCTAGTGTACAAAATTATAGAACTGATTACTTAGGATCTCAAGCTAATTTAAAATTCAACGACGTAAGTATTGATGAAGTTTTACAAGACGGTAAGCAGTTTCTTACTAAAAATGAATTAAAGTTTTTAGAATTAAGCCCTGAAGAGCAAGACAAAGAAGCTTCTAAAGAAAATTATGGAGAAAGATTATTTTTTGGAGATGAGATAAAAAACCTAGACCTTGATGAAGTACAAGAATCTGAAATAGAACTTTTTCAAAAGGCTAAAAAATTAGCTGATACAACAGAAAAAGATGTTTTAAAACAAAAACTAAATAATGATTATTTTAAAATTGTTGGTTTAGCGCAAGAGATATATAACTGGGATAAAGTAAACAGTGGCGCTGCCAATGATCCTAGTTTTTTTAGTAAAAATGGAGGTTATAAAGGTCAAAAAGGATTTGAATGGACTGAAGATATATCTAGCTTAGTAGAAGAAATAGCTTTAAATGGTAGACTTCCTGGTTACTTAGAAAAATTAGACGTAAGAGCTATAGACGACGAAGATGGTCACCCTCTTATAAAAGCTTTTAATGACGCTGTAGAAAATTATAAAATAGTAAACAGAGCTTTTCAGCTAGATAGAGATCCTTTAACAACAGAACAAGGGGGTTTTACTGATGAATTTTACACTGCTACAGTTAATTTACTAGGTGGTGATGCAGCTCCTACAGACAGACAAGTTAAAGATACTTATTTAAACTGGATGCAAACTAATGGTTTTACTCCAAGCAAAGAAGCTTTAAATAACTCTTTAGCCATACAAATACCAGGAGGTGGCCTTAAGGCTCCAGAGAGCATGAGGCAAGAGATAGGTGCTACCGCACCAGATCTATTAGCTTGGATGGGTGATGTGTATTTGTTTACTAGAGGTAGTGGTAATATTGTAGGTAAAACACAAAAATGGGCAAATAAACTAGCTACACAGAGCAAAAAGTTTTCAAAAATACCATATGCGCTACCTGCTTTTAAAACAGCAAACGCAGCTCTTGGTCAAGCCACAACTTTTACTGGAGGTACTATAGTTGGCCAGTATAGAACAGGAGATTTTAGTTTAGAAGAATTACCTTCTTCTGCAGGATTTGGAGCATCGTTAGCAGTAGGTCACTCTATGTATGATCCTTTTGTTAAGTTTTTAGGTAAATCTAAAATGGGTAGAATGTTCTCTCCAGTTGTAAACGCTTTAACAAAATATACTCCTAATACCTATAAAAGAGTTTCAAGATCTGTTGGTAGTGGATTTGGTGGCGCAACTACATATCAGTTTGGAGGTGCCGTTACTGGCGGTTTATTTGACGAACAAGGTAATTTAACTGTTTCCCTGCATACTCAAGCTGTTGAAACTATAAAAATGATTATAGCTGGGACTTTTACTAAGGCTATACCCAACATGCGAAGCATTGGCAAAGAATTTAAAAGCGATGTTATAAGCGCTAAGACTAGCGGTAGATTAGATTTAGAAGCTAAAGAATCTGCGCAAAGACTAGGTGTTGAAACCTCAGTAATTAAACTAGAAACAGATACTACTACACAAGCTCCAGAAGGTTTAAGAGCACCTGAAGAAAACGCAAAAGCAGAACTTAACAGTGCTTTTGATAATAAAGTAAACGACTTACTAAAAAGAAAAAGAGAAGGTAAGATAACTAAACAAGAGGCTGACGCTGAATTTAAAAAGCTAAAAGAAGATTACAGAGTAGTTGACACTCAAATAGCTGTCAATGCTGCCTATGAATTAATTCAAGCAGAGAAAAACGCTGGTAATGCCCCAAGAGAATCTGAGTTTTATCTAGTGTCTCAAAAAATAAAAAACGGAGAAAAGCTAAACGATAGAGACGGAGAAGTATTATCTTATTATGGGCTAGACGGCGTAGGTATGCTTTATAAAAGATTAGGTATACAAAAAAATTCTGTTAACGATTCTTATTTACAAAATTTAATATTAAATGAATCTTTAATAGAAGCTCAACTAAATGGTAAGTCTTTTATGTTAACGCCATATGGTTTGCAGCCTTTAAATCCTATAGAGTTTGTATCACCAAAAGGAACAACAGCTAGACAAAATGCTAGAGAGTTTTTACTAAAAAAACAAGAGCTAAACGAAGAAATTTATAGATTAAAAAAATTAGATAAAAATAATTTATCAGAATCTGAACTTCTTGAAAACAAGCAGGCTACAAAAAGCGCTGAGCAAGAGCTAAGTAAGTATATAAAAGGCGGTGAACTTTACAACAACATACAGTCAGAACTACAAGGCGCTGCTATAACCGCTTATGAAAAAGATATAAAGCAAGCAGATCCTTCTAAAGGCACAGTAGTTGAAGCTAGAACGCCAGAGGAGTTTCAACAACGGTATGATGAGTCTGGATTTAAAGCAGAAGATGTTAAAGGCAAAATAGCTTTTACAGATAAAGACGGTAATAAAGTTATCAACAGAGAGTTTGCTTTACAACAAAGAAACTTTACGCCAGTTACTCATGAAATACCTCACTCAATATTAAAAGATTCTTTTAAAGACGCCGAAGGCAATGTAACACCTGAAGGTATAGAGATGATCGATGGTGTATTAGGTAAACTTACGCCAAGACAAAAACAAGTGTTAGACGAAGAGTTAGCCTCTAGATATGACGTAGGTCAATCTAAAGAAAAGTGGTATGAAGAAAACATAACTGTACTGGCTGAGCTTATTAAAAGAGGTGAAATAGAATTTAGCAAAAGCTTTGGTGAAGGCTTAGCTGGTTTAGTACCTGCGTTTAAAAGCTTCTTACCTAATATAGAAGTAAACCCTGAAACAGGTAAAGGTATTTTTGACATGCTCAAAGCTCAAGATCTTGGCAGAGTTGAAATAAAAGAAACACCTAAAAAAGTTGAAGTTGAAACAACTACAGAAAACTTAGAGCTAGCAGCTCCATCAGCTCCGTTTAGTTTAAGTAAAAATAATTCAAATACTGTTAATAAATTATTTGAAGAAAAAGGCAAAGGAGCTAGCTTTGAAATACTAGAATTATTAAGACCTACAGCTATATCTTTGGCAAGAAGATTTAAGAACAGACCAGGTTATGACGAACAATTACTTGTTGATGAAATAATGACAGGTAAAAGAGGTATGCTAGATGTTATTAATGACTATGCTGCTAAAGTTGAAAAAGGAGATAAAGTAGGTGATTTGTCTTTATTTTTAAATAATAGTTTTTCTACTAAAACCGGATTTAAAAGATACATAGAAATAGCAGATAGAAATCTAGGTAAAGAGTTTGATAGTTCTGTAGATGATTTAGTTGGTTTGAAAGATGTTGCTGTTGAAGAAACAACTAAAGAAAAAGAAAAAGTAACTGCAACCAAGCGATTGCCTTCTGAAATTAAAATGAAACCTGAGTTTGTAGAAAACCTAGGCATTGAAGTAAAAGAAGGACAGACATCTGAGCAAGCAATACAAGAAGCTTTAAAAATTCAAGTACTAGACAGCTTTAAAGATATAGATATTAATAAATATAAAGACTTAAAAACACCTAGATCATTAGCAGAGTTTTACGCTAAAATGCTCGGCATTGAGTCTGAGGCTGGTATAAAAGCTTTAATGATACCTAATAGGAATTTCCCTGCTGGTGAAAAAGCTGCAGCGACTAGAGCTAAGCAATTTATATTAGATAACTTACAAGCTATACACTCTAGAATTAATACACCTGGATTTAAGCAAACAAAAGTAGGTAAAGCACTACTAACTGAAAAAGGTGATTTAAAACCTGGATCTTTAAAAACACTTAGAGATATAATTTCAGGTAAAAATATAACAGTAGAAGGTTATGACGGTAAGCCTCTAGAGTTTAATCCACTTGAAAATGGTAAACCAGTTCCTTTATACAGAAGATCTCAACCTTTAAAAGTAGTATTAGCTTCTTATTTTAAAAACAATGCTTTAGAATACTTAGAAGGTAATGCGGGTCAAAGAGCAAAACTGGGTGCTAAGTTTAGTGAAGATAAAAAAGTGCCTAAGATTACAACAGGTAAAGAGCGTGAAGAATTAAAATACACTCAACCGTCTTTTGTAAGGGATAAAGTTTTTGAAAAGTCTAAAAAAACAGGTTTATTAAAAGGCTATACTATTATAGATACAAAATCTCCTGAGTATAAAGCGGCTGTAAAAGATTTTAAATCATTTTTTGAATTCTACCCTGAAGGTCAAAGATATGTAGAGCAAAGCATGACGGGTGGAAGAGATTTAACCTTTAGAGATATTCCAACTTTTGAAAAATTATATGGAAAAAGTATAAGAGAAGGAAAAGCCACTAGATTTACATACGCTGCTGCTGAAATGTTTTTAGCTGGTAAAGTCAATAAAGGTTTAAGAGATGGTAGTATTCTTAGGAATAATAAATTTAGATTAGACGAAGTAGAAAATTTTTACTTAAAAATACAAGAGTTTTTAAAAACAAAACAAGGCAAAGGTAAGTACGGAATATTTGAACAGTTTTTAAGGGATAGTGCAAAAGGTCAGAGTCATTTGAATAGATTTGGAGCAGCACTTGTTTTCTATCCTATAAACCGTTTAACGGGTAAAGCAGTTTCAGTTAAAGTAAAAGAAGAGCATATGGCTCCTGTTAATAAAATAGGGCTAATGCTTTTAGAAGCAGCTAAAAGAGGAACGGTTAAACAAGAATTTAAAGACATAAAAGCTATATATGGTCAAGGTGCTTTACGGTATAATGATGACAAAGGTTTATCTGTTTTTCTTGATAAAAATTTACCTCCTGAATACTATGATAAAGTTCTTAATGCGGTAAGAGAGGGTAAGTTAGATTTTTTACCACAAGGCACAGCATCTCTTGTTAGGTATACTATTGAAAACACTATTGATCCTTTTGCCTACGCGTTTACTAAAACACAAAAATCTATTGGTGAGTTTTTTGTAGGTAAATCTAAAAAAGTAACAACACCTTTTGAGATATTAGAAAATTCTAAAGTTGTTAATGAACTAATAACAAAAGTTTTAACAGGAGAAATAACAAGAGAAAGAGCTAAAAAAGATTATCAAGAGTTACAGAAAGTTGTAGATCCAAAAGCTAAGAGTGCAGTTAAAATGAATGAGCTAGCATCTAGTTCTTTTAGATTTGATAAAGCCGCTACAAATGAAGCTGTTGTTGAAAACTTAAGAGCAGCTGACGCAGCATTAGAAAACTCAAGATCTTTAAATATAGAGAACGGTAAGCCAGTACCTAAGAAAGAAAAGAAAATTAGAGTATTTGATTTTGACGATACATTAGCTAGATCTAATAGTAAGGTTTTAGTTGAAATGCCAGGTCGACCAATCGACATAGAAATGCTTGATATTGCTGCTAGAAGAATATTTAAAAAAGAATTTGAAAACAAGCCTAGCTCTAAACAAAACTTTGAAAATTTAAACGAAGAGCAACAAGCTAGAGTTTTAAAAGATTTTCCAAGTGGTGAGACATTTAAAATAAACGCAACAGAGTTTGCTAAAAGAGCCGCTGAATTAGAAAGCAAAGGAGCTAAGTTTGATTTTAGCGAATTTAGTAAAGTAGTTGATGGTAAGAAAGGACCTTTGTTTGATGTAGCTAAAAAAATAGCAGACGCAAGAGGTACAGAAGATTTATTTGTATTAACAGCTAGACCTCAAGATGCCGCTGGTCCTATAAGAGAATTTATGAAAGCTTTAGGTATTGATATACCTTTAAAAAATATAACTGGACTAGCTGATGGTAAAGCTAGTGCTAAAGGCCGATGGATCATGGATAAAGTATCTGAAGGTTATAATGATTTTTATTTTGCTGATGATGCGCTTAAAAACGTGCAAGCCGTAAAAGAAGTGTTAGATCAAGCTGATGTTAAAGGCAAGGTACAACAAGCTAAGTTTAGTAATGCTAAGACTTTTAATACTATAACTAATGAAATGATAGAGGCTAGTAGCGGTATTGAAGCTTTTAAAACTTTTTCTGCTGCTAAAGCTAAAACATTAGGTGAAAATAAAGGTAGATTTGATTGGCTTACAATGGCTTCATCAGCTGAAGACTTTAAAGGTTTACTGTATAAAATGATAGGTAAAGGCAAACAAGGTGAAGCACATTTTGAATTCCTTAAAAACAATCTTATTGATCCTTACAACAGAGCAGAAGACTCAGCTATACAAGCTAAGATATCTGCTGCTAATGACTTCATGGCATTAAAGTCCATGTATAAGACTATACCTACTACGCTTAAAAAAGAAACTGGTGTAGGTAAATTTACATATCAGCATGCTCTTAGAACTTATATGTGGACCAAACAAGGTATGTCAATACCTGGTTTATCAAAGGCTGATATAATAAAACTAAATAAATTTGTAACTGATAGCTCTGAGCTTCAAACATTTGCAGATCAACTTATAGTAAGTCAAAAAGGTAAAGGATATCCTGAACCTGGTAAAAACTGGTTAGCGGGTAATTTAACTACTGATATAATAGGTGGTATAAACAAAGTCAATAGAGCAGAATACCAAAAGACTTTTAGAGAAAATGTAGACATTATATTTTCACCTGAAAATCTAAATAAAATGGAAGCTGCGTATGGTACTCGATGGCGTAAAGCTTTAGAAGATACTCTTCGTAGAATGAAGTCAGGTAGTAATAGACCAATTGGTGGTAGTGAAATAACAAATAAAGTGCTAGACTGGACTAACAACTCTGTTGGTGCCGTGATGTTCTTAAATACTAGATCTGCACTTCTTCAAACTATATCTTCTGTAAACTTTTTAAATTGGGGTGATAATAATCCTATAGCGGCAGGTAAAGCTTTTGCTAACCAAAAACAGTTCTGGGGAGACTTTATGAAGCTCATGAACTCTGACTATCTAGTTCAGCGTCGTAATGGTCTTAAAATAAACGTAAGTGAATCTGAAATAGCTGATGCTGTTAAAGACTCTAAAAACAAAGTTAATGCCGCTATATCATATTTACTTAGTAAAGGTTTTGTTCTTACTAGATATGCAGATAGTTTTGCTATAGCTTCTGGTGGTTCTACTTTTTATAGAAACAGAATTAAGAAGTATGCTAAAGAAGGCATGGATCAAAAACTTGCAGAAGAAAAAGCATTTGAAGACTTTAAAGATGTTGCAGAAGAAAGTCAGCAGTCTAGTGATGCTTCTAAAATTAGTATGCAGCAAGCTTCTGGCGCTGGTCGTGTTATACTTAACTGGGCTAATACTCCAATGCAGTACGTTAGAATACAAAAAAGAGCTGCGCAAGATTTAATAGCAGGTCGTGGTGATGCTAAAGAACACATATCTAAAATAGCTTATTACGGCGCTATACAAAATTTAATATTTAACTCACTGCAACAGGCTTTATTCGCTATAGGTTTTGGTAGTGATGAAGATGAAAAAGATCCTAAGTTAAAGGCAAGAAATGAACAAAAAATAACTAGAGTTGCTAACGGCATGATAGATTCTCAGTTAAAAGGTTTAGGTATTGCTGGGGCAGCTATGGTTGCTGCTAAAAATACAGTGCTAAAAATAATATCAGAGTCTGACAAAAAAAGACCTGAGTACGAAAAAGCTGCTATAGAAGCTTTAAGTTTTTCACCAGCTATTAGTTCTAAATATAGAAAAATAGTAGGTGGTTTAAAAAGCTTTAGCTGGAACATGAAGGAGATTAAAGAAAAAGGCTTTAGCTTAGACAACCCAGCTTATTTAGCAGGATCACAAATATTTACTGCATTTACAAACGTGCCTTTAGATCGTGTTGTTAAAAAAGTTAATAACATAAGAGGTATATTAAGCGAACAAACAGCTGAGTGGCAAAAAATAGCTTTAGCAGCTGGTTACTCTACATACGATGTAGGTCTTCCTTATTATGGAGGTTGGGATGCAAAAGCAGATCCAACGCCTGAAGAGATACAACAAAGAGAGTTTGATACAATGAAAAAAGATACTAAAACTAAAGATCAAATAGACATGCTTTTAGATTTAGGTCTTACTAAAAAAGAAATAAAAGCTTTAGGTAAAGAAAACAATAGAGTTAAAAAAATAATTGAATTACAGAAAGCTAAAGAAGATTCTAAAGTTATTGTAGATGGTGAAGAAGTTGAAGTTGTAAAACCAAAAGAATCAAATGAAGCTAAACTTAGAAGACAATTTGACTCTATTAAAGCAGAAAATAAACCAGATCAAGTTAAAACATTAACCAAGTTTGGGCTTACTAAAAAAGAAATAAGAGATCTTAGATACGAGAAAAATAGAGTTGAAAAGATTTTAGAATTAATGGATAAATAAATAAACTATGGCATCAGCGATATTGAAAAAACTAACAGCGTCTTGCAAAGCGGCAGCAAAGAAAAAATTTAAAGTATACCCTAGCGCATACGCTAATATGTGGGCTTCAAAGCAGCAGAAAAAAGGTAAGTGCTAATGGCTTATAAACAAAAAACAGACTCGCCTTTAGGCCATTGCTGGGCTAATGTAATGCACACTCAACCTTGGAATAAAATGCGTAGCAGAACAGCTGCAGCAGCAGGTAGAGGATCTGGTAACGATGCTAGCTTAGCTAATGCAGAGAAAAAAAGAACATCACCTTTAGACTGCTGGAAAGGTTACGAGAGAGTTCCAGGCACTAAAAAAAATGCTAAAGGAAGTTGTCGTAAATCTTCACCAGTTAAAAAAACAAAAGCCAAAGGTGGAGGTACAACTAAAGTATGTTTACCTAAAGCTAAAATAGCTAGCATGAGCCAAGAAGAAAGACAAAAGGTTATTAACGCTAAGCGAGCTGCCGCGGCTGATGGAAAGAGAGTTAGATCTAGTAGCAGCAATGTTAAAGGTACTAGTAGTAAAAATTTAAAAGACTGGGTTAAGCAAGACTGGAGACAGGTTGCAGATCCATCTAAAAAATGTGGAGAATAAAATGAGTTTATCAGATATGAAGCTATACGCTATGAATGCGGGTGCGCTAGGTATTACTACCTTTACACACATAGAAGACGGTTTGAAAATATTATTATTACTTATAACTATAGGTTATACTATTTCTAAATGGATCAATATTAAAAAAGAAAATGAGAGCAATAAATAAAATTATAGTTCATTGCTCAGCTACACAAGAAGGTAGAGAATTGGATGCTGCAGAAATAAATAGATGGCATTTAAAAAAAGGATGGAGTGGTATAGGCTACCACTATGTAGTTTTATTAGACGGTACTATAGAGTACGGTCGTAGCATATATAAACAAGGCGCTCATGTTAAAGGCGAAAACGAAGGTTCTATAGGAATTTGCTATATTGGAGGAGTTGAATCAAAACGCGGTTCTAATGGCAAATGGATTGCTAAAGATACTAGAACAATAAAACAAAAAGAAAGTTTATTAGACTTGCTTAAAACACTAAAGAGGTTGCACCCAAATGCAACAATACATGGACACAACGAGTTCTCAGCAAAGGCATGCCCTTGTTTTGATGCTTATAAAGAATATTGTAATATATGAATTCACCATTTAAAATAACAGAAGCTTCTTATGAGAAGCAAAATAAAAAAATGCGATCAAAGCATAAGTCTGAAACTGGAAAAACACTAGGTGATAGACAAACATCTGGAACGGGTAAACGTAGAGTTTCGTTTGCTTGTAGATTTGGAGGCATGGCTGGCGCTTTAAAAAATGCTAAAGGCGAACCAACTAAATTAAAAATGGCATTAAAAAAATGGGGCTTTGGTAGCAAAGAAGCTGCTAAAAACTTTTGTAATAAACATAAAGAAAAATAAAATGGAAGCATCAAAATTTTCAGGACCTTTTATGCAGAAAAGTCCTATAGATCCTTTAAAAGTAAATAAAGCTGTAAAAGATTTTCAAAAAAAATACAGTGAAAAAGCAAGTAAAGTTAGCGAAGAAGATAAAATGAAATTACAAAACAGAGCTTATAACGAATTTGGAGAAGATGGTTCTTTTTATAGTAATAAGCATGGGGTATTTGTAGAAGCAGAAGATGGTGTGTTAAATAACATACCTTCACAACCTGAAAAATATAAAAAAATATAAAACAATGGGAAAATTATTAGTAAAATTAGGATTATGGATGCAAGCTTGCTGGTGCAAGCTAATGTGTAAATGGAATTGGTTAGTTTCAAAATTAATTGTTAACGTAAAAGACTGTCCGGTAGCGGAGTGTGTTTGTAAAAAATAAATATTATGAGCAGTATATTTTCAGGTCCTTTTATGCAGAAGAAACCTTTTCAATCAAAACCTGGTAGAGGTAGCACTACTGGAAATAAAATAAGACTAAAAGGAGATTATAAAGAAGGAGCTTTAGTTAGTGAAGACGATTTAGATAAAGCTATTGGTAAAACAGTTTCAGGTCAAGACTATAGCTCTGTAAAAGTAGACGCTAAAGGGCCTTATGTAATAAAAATTGATGATAAATTAGAAAAATAAATATTATGAGTAGTAAATTTGCAAGTCCATTTATGCAGAAAAGCCCTGTAGAAGAAAAAAATAAACTTGAAAAATTAAGAAAAGAAGTAGAAATGGCTAGAAGAGCAGCTTTTATTAGATCTAAATCAGACTCTGAAGACTATGAAGAAAGTCCAGAAGAAAATAAAGCTAAAAGAATATATAAAAGACTACGTAAAAAATTAGATAGAAAAGAAAATAAGGAACAAAAATAACTGGGCGTACCATACCCAAAAGTTCCTGTAACCGAAGGGGATCTCAAACGAGGTCCCCTTCATTGTTTTTATCCGTCACAGGCAATACAATCTTCACTCATAGCTTGTTGCGCTATATCACCACGTAGTACTGATTCAGTTCTAGTATAGTACAAGGTTTTAATACCTTTTTTCCATGCTGACATATGAACTTGGTTGATCCACTTAGGTGTAGCTACGCTAGGAAACGCTAAGTTTAAACTAACAGACTGATCTATGTATTGCTGTCTAATACCAGCTTGATTTACTAGTTCGAGTTGATTGATCTCTTTAAACGTTTTAAAAACGTCTTTAGCTGGTACATCGTGAGGTCCCATTGTAATCCCATCAAGCTCAGATAGACCTTGAACACTACCACCATCTGCCAGAATTTTATCCCATGTTTCATTGTTATTAATTTTAAGTTTTCTAAATAATTTTAAAAGTGTAGGGTTTTTTCTTATGAAAGTTCCTTTAGCTGATTGCTCTGTAAATACATTTGCAGCCCAAGGTTCTATTCCGGGTGAAATGTTTCCGCTAAGCTTTGAATTGCTAACAGTGGGAGCAATAGCCCTAAGGTGAGTATTACGATAACCACTACCAGCACACCACAAAGGTTCGCCATAAACTTCAGCAAGAGCCATACTAGCGCGTTCAGACTCGATTTTAATTTGCGAAAATATTTTCCTAGTTTCAAACTGAGCAAGAAGACCTTCAAAAGGAATGCTCTTTTCTTGGAGATACGTGTGCCATCCGAGTACACCCAACCCAAGTGCTCGTCCTTTTGTAGCAGAACGAATGGCATTTTCAAAACCTCTAAGTCCTTTTGCTCTTTGAATAAATTCCTCCATAACGCCATCAAGAAACCACGTGGCGTCGTATATAAGGTTTGTACCTTTCCATTCTTCATACTTTGCTAAATTTAAAGATGATAAACAACATACAAAGCTATGGTTTTCATCTGTGTGTAATGTGATCTCAGAACATATGTTTGTCATATGAACTTTTAAGCCGTTGTCTTTATAGGCTTGTGGGTTATTTTTATTTGTATTCCCCTTAAAAAGGATGTAAGGTTCGCCAGTAGCTTTACGCTTTTGAAGTAATTTTCCCCAACGTTTTCTAGCGTCTCTATCTCCTTGTTCAATTCGTCGCATAAATTTATCGCCAACCACAGCGCACTGGTGCATGTTAAGTGATTGTCTGTTGACATCACCTTTGGGTTCGCGTATTTCAAGCCACTCATCGAAATCGGGGTGATCAATATTAATATTAACTGATGCAGCTCCTCGTCTGACAGATCCTTGATTAGTGGCAAGTATTGTCGAATCGTATATTTTACAAAACGGCACAACGCCATCACTTGTTCCATTGCCTGTAATTTTAGCGCCTGCGGGTCTTATTTGATTTATACCGATACCAACTCCACCGCCATGCTTAGCGAGTAGCATCATCTCTAAGTTTTTTTGTCCAATATCTTGTATAGAATCAGCCACATCGATACCAAAACAGCTAATAGGTAAACCACGATCAGTACCTGTATTGGATAACACAGGACTAGCCAAACAGAGCCAACCATTCCAAATATACTGAAAAAACGTGTCTGCCATTTCCGGCTTATATAATCGTCTAGCAACAGTCTTAGCAACCCTTGTATATGCTTCACGTGGTGTTTCATCTTGTAGTAAATACCCACCAGCGATAGTTTTTTTGTATACGTCCGTATCACCCCATTTAGGGTAATCCTCTCCTTTTTTCCATTCATTGTTCCACATTTATATTCCGTTTATTAAGTGTATGATCCATGCTATTAAACCATTAACGTTTAAAGCTACTAAGTTCCATTGTTTACGTGATGACGTTTGTACTATCACACATATAAATCCTATAATAAAAAATATAGGTTCAATTGTCCATTGTCCAGCTATAACAAAACCAGCACCCATATAACCTATACGTGATGCTACTTTTTGATATGACGTAAGCTTATTAGTATACCTAAGCGTCTTCAGCAGCCGGTACTTCCACCTTCTCTTCCTGTCCATCTTTTAATTTAGTTTTAAGTTCTTCAATAGCTTTGTCGTAACCAGGCATAAGCTTTACTGTTTCTAGCGTACCAACGGCTAGATCTTTTAAGTAAGCATTTTCATCTAATAATTGTTTAATTATATTTATTGTTGCTTGTAGTTTTTTTTCTAGCAGATCTGTTCTACTTTGTTTGCTTCCTTTCATATAAATCTTTTTCTATTTCTTTTTCTGTTAAGTCTATTCCAAGGTTAATACTTTTTTCATAAACTCTACACCAATTACCAAATGTCTTCAAAGTCTTCTCCTTCACCAGCTTTGCTATAATCTGTCGGCCGTATCGCGAAAAAATCAGTATGAGTGACCCCGCCGGTAAGATGATAGAACCAATCAAGATTAGCTGCTGCATTTTTGTCATATGCGAAATAGTTCCAAAGGTCAATGTAACCCAGCTCAACAAGTTTTTCATTTGTTCTCTTTTTTATAAAGTGCGTAAGATCATTTGCTGATATACCTTCTATATCACCCATCTCAAACATTTTCTTAATATATTTAGTTTCTAAAGCAACCATAGTTTCTGCAGCTTTTACTATATCTTCTTGACATAAATTCAACAATTGATTGTTTTCGCTGCACATATCGCGGAAAAGCTTGCAACCCATTTTACTGTGTAAGCTTTCATCACGCACAGACCATTTCATTTGTTGCCCGATACCCTTAAGTAAATTTCTAAGCTGAAAACTATACAGCACTGCAAAAGCACTATACAAGCTAACTCCTTCAGCGAAGGCTGAAAATACAGCCAAGCTTTTACCAATGCCCACAGAATTACTGCCGTCGTAAGCAACCAGATTATCAAATCTCTCAGCCGTCGCCGGTTCATGTAAGAATGCTTCATAATCTTCTAGTCCTAATGTTTCATTTAAATAACTGTATGCTACTGCGTGTATTGTTTCTTGCGAACCAAACATCATAGCCATTTGCTGTATCTCGTGCTTCGGAAACCATCCGACAACCTTCTGCGTCCAATAATCCGAGACTGCACATTCGGTCTGCGCGAAACCGAGTAATATGTTTCCGACCAAGTTTTTCTCTTTATCATTTAATTTTTCGTTCCAATCTTTAACATCTCCACTCATTGGTATTTCAGTATGTAACCAAAATGCTTGAGCTTGCTTTAACCAACCTTCTGTGTAATACTCTGGATATTCAAAAGGTTTATACGCTATTCTTTCATCAAATAATCCCATTACTTATATATTTCTAATGCAACATCTATAAAAGGTAAGTATGCTACGTGCGTTGTTTGGTTGTCTTCTTCGTATGATCTTAATCCAAATAATATGCCTGGATAAGTACCTATTGACAAGCTCCATTGTTTATTCTGTTCTGATGCCATATTTGTCTTGTATTTCTATTAGTTCTTTATATTTTATTTTGCCTCGCGCTTCCCAGCTCCATTGCCACCATTTATCTATTTGACGCTCAGCGTACTTTTGTCTTGCTATCCTTTTCGCCTCGAAAGGATTAACTTTACTGTCTCGTCGCATTCTTTTTGATTTTGTGGTTTATATAGTGTTACGTTAGGAAACTGCGTCATAACAAGTCTTTTAAATAACTTCCAACGCATTGGAAATGACTCGTTAGCTCTACCTTTTGTTTCAATTATAAAGTCATCACCAATAAAATCAGGTGTGTACTTAATAGGTAGTATACGTTTGCAGCCTCTGTTTTTGTAATCACCTTTGCCGTTAGCACATCTTTCGTATACTTCATTATCAAAATGAAAACCAGCTAATAAAACAAAGGTTTCACCTTCGTACTTAGACTTGATCTTTGCATTTTTCAAAGCCATATACATATAACGCTCAAGGCCAGATGCAAAGTTAATACCATCGTATGATACTTTCTTTGACTGTACTGGCCCGCGTTTTTTCTTACGTTTATAAGGTCTCCGCTTCATTTATTTCTATATCGTGATAGTGTAAACCATCATTACCATTTTGACCTATAACGTTTATACGATTAAGCATTGCCTCTTCGATCTCATCAGTCAAACAACGTTTAGCAGCTTCAATGTATAGCAAAGCATCCATTAGTTCTTCCTGTACGTCAACTAAGAAACGATTAAGATCTTTTTCTTGACCTTCAATCTCTTGCATCATTGTAGCTCCGTATTTCTTTTGACCGATCATACTGCGTTGATCCATTTTCTTAAGTACTGCTAGTACTATCTCGTCTTTAGTATCTATTTTCATAACGTTTCTTTTACTCCTGTTTTAACAAATGTACCGTTGTGCATCACGCCAGTTCTATTACATATCTCAGCATAAGCTAAATCAACGCAATCTTCGATTGCAAAGTTCTCAAGCTCTGCTAGGTTTGTAAGTACTACGACCATATCACCGATAGCATCTTGTATTTCAGGTTTATCCTTGTTAAGCAATGCAGCAGCTAGTTCACCAGCCTCTTCCATCAGCTTTACATATTGCGTATGTGAATTACCTTTATCATAAATACCTCTGTCTTTAGCCCACATTCTTATAAGATCAAAACGACCTGGTATTTTATCTACACTAGTATCGTATTTTAATTCAGGTTGAGGCGTGTGATGAGGATTAAAGAAAGCTTCATAAAAAGCTTTATTATATATATAACATCTTTCATTGTTATACATTGACTCTTTAACATTTCTAATTATCCACAGAATATTTTGTTTAGTAATTTTAAACTGGCCAAATTCTGTATGCCAAGTAAGACCTATGTTATCGTGTAATTGTCCTTTTAATTTATTGACTGGACAAGGGAAAGTTGAGGTTTGTTGTGTTGCGTTTATATTCATTTTATTAAATAAGTGTTTATATAGTTTTCTATCGACTTTATAGCCGTAAGACTTTTGAAGTTCTATTTCACGGTCTGATATATAACTTATATCGTCTGACTGTTCAAGAACTTCATACTCATTCTCCTTATAACCTTGCATAAGGGTAACCCGTGTATTAAGATCACGTGTAACACCGATCTTTTTACCCGGTATGTGGTATAAATAATACATATTTTTTAAAGTTTATCATTATACAAATGCATGTTGTGCGCGTGATGGTAATACCAACCAATTTCTAAATTCAGTCTGTAAGCAATCATTTTTTGTAATGATGAAAATTGATACTGATCATTACAGAAACCGTACCAGATGTCATTAGAACGCATATAGACGGACATACACAATTGTTTACCTATGATCGTAAACTGAACTGCATAAGTACACGGCGTATCCTTCTTGTATTTATCATATTCTTTGCCGTCGTATATACTAATTGCCGCATGACGTGTGTTAGGATTTGATTTAAGCTTTGCACAGACATAGTCTATTTGAGCTTTACGTTTCCATTGATAACCGTAGTTGCTATTGACTTTACGATCACTGTCTGCCATACGTTCCCATATTGGTGGTATCTTACCATACAGTTCGCCAAGCTTATCAATGCTAGGATCGCCAGACAAATACCATTGCCATTCAGCTTCAGCGTACTCTAAACTCCAGTTACGCTGTTTGTTTGTTATGTGATTATCTTCGGGGTTTATCATATAAAAGCCGCAGTTAAATATAGCCTGCGTGCCATCAAACTCTATACCGTTTATAATAACCTCATCAAGTAAAGCGTCATATGCTTCATCTGCATTGTGAAATGTGTTTTTCATAATAGTATTTATAATATTCGTAAATCTTCTCCCATATTAAGTCTTTAATATAATGACTAGGATCTTCATGTGTTTTACCGTTGTTTGTTATAACAATAGACCATTTAGCGTCGTTAATAGCTTTAGGTGCAATATATATTTTATTTCTTATACACCATATATAAGCTTTTAGTTCTAACTTTGACGCCGAGTACGTACCCATGTTTATCTTTTTACCCCATGCCATTTATTCCCAAGGCATTGGCTCGTCATTAATACTAATAGGTTCGTGTGGTATAAAGCAACCAGACTTTGGTTCCCACTTAAAATGTGCTTCAGCTTGATTTTCACCAAGGTTTTGAAACTTAACTTTAAGTACTTTAGCTTTAACAGTTCTAGCTTCATAATCTCTATGAACTAATATACCGTGATAACTAGCATCGTACCATTCGCCACCACCTTTAATGCTGTACATTGTAGGCTCTTCAATCTTGCCGTCTTTGTCTTTATACATTTTAGTTGGGTGTGCTACAACAAAAACTAAAACATCAAACTTTTTAGCGAACATTTCAATTTTTGTTAAGTACTCCATTGTGTAGCGATTAACATCTTCTGTTTTGCAGTCTATGTCTCTTACTTTATTAAACGGATCAATAACAAGACATTTAATACCTTTACGTTTAACTAGCTCAGCGCCTTTACGTAGCACTGATTCAAGTGTATATCGTTCCATGTCAATATGAAAGAAATTTGCATTGCAATGATCAGCTACTTTATTCCATCTATCGCCGTGTATATCAGCTGCTGTTGGCATGCCTTGCCAAACCTTACGCATTAACTTATGCGCGTGAAGGTAAGTTGGGACATTTTCCGGACTAGCAAACGCCGTTTTCCAGCCATAGTTTTTGTTATAGCCAATAACCATCTGATCGACAAAATCTGATTTCCCGCTACTCGGAATACCAGTGACAGTAATAAACTGACCAGTATAAGTTGAAAAGATATTGTCAAAGTTTTCCAAGCCAATTTGATATCCAGGCTTAAACCCGTTACGTACAAAGTCCGTGACTTCGTCTTCAATGTCCCTAAATGTCGTGACATTTTCAAGCGGTACCGGTCTTGATCCTGTAATACGCTCTGCCAGTTTTTGTTTGTCATATTTTAATAAATATTCGTTAGCATCTTTACAATCATCAAACGTAGCTATGTAGCATACCTCAGATCCTAATCTTCTTATAAGCTCCGCTTGTAATGCTTGACCTGCTTCGTCTGAATCTACAGCTAATATAACTTTTTCTTTATCTTCAAAATAATCAATACAATTATCAAGATAATCTAAGTTATTAGTATTTAATGTAGCACCGTTAGGTACAGATATTGCATTTGTAATACCAGCTTCATGTAAAGCTAATACATCCATTTCACCTTCAACTATGACACAAGAGTCATAACCTATAGTGCTATCAATATTATAAAATACTTTTTCAGCTCCTTTATATAATTTAAAGTTTTTTCTTGCATCACGGTATTTAATATTTATTAACTCACCGCCTATGAAATAATTAAACTTTATAGCGTTCTCGGTTTTACCAGTTTGAGGCATATATTCAGAGCCCTGCCCAACCTTTAAGTCAAGCAAGGTCTCTGATGATATTCCTCTTGATTTAAACCACTGTGTAACCTTATCGTCTAAACCATAATCTAACCCAGGATATTCAGGATCAGGTTGTTTAGGTTTTTCATACACTCTTGTAGTATCACCTTTACGTTGATACGTGTGTAATTGAAATGATGTGTTACAGTTGTGACAAGTACCGAGACCCCGTTCCCAATCATAAGACGCACATTTTGCCTTTTGATTCTTAGGTTTTCTAGTGTGAGAGCACAAAGGACAAATCCCTTGTTTCTTCCCTTCTTCTAGCTTATATTGATTGAAATCATCAATCAAGAATCCATTGATCTCTGTTGTCTGCATTTAATTTAATTAAAATGGTAAATCTACCTCAGCTGCTGCTGGTGTTGCTCGTTGCGGTTGGTCATCACGTGGCGCAGTTGCAACATTGTCGCCGTTAGTCCATACAACTTGAACGTTACCTAGGTAGGTTTTAGCTGTTTTAGACTCACGCTCTTCTTTTGATTGCGCTACAACAATAGGGCCTTGATTGCCGAACTGATCGACTTCATCATTAATCGTTATTGTTATAGGTAAGTATTTACCTTTTTTACCTATGATAATTTTATCTTTAGGTATATCATTAAGGTTAATACTAGCTTTAATTATACTTGCCATTATACGTAAGAATTTAATTGATTAAACATGCGCTGCATCTGATCTTTAGTAGCATTACTGTTACGACGTAGATTATCTACAGCTTTAACGTGTGTTTGGTTTTTGTAAAAGTTGTTTATGCTAGTTTCTAATCCTGTTACACTGCATACTTTTGTTTGGTTTTTTCTGGTTCTTGCCATTTGTTTATAGGGTTTGATTAATAAAAAATTGTTGAGGATCAAAATCCTCGGATTGATAAAATAGTTTATATTGTTCTGATGCTCGTTGAACTTTATCAGCTCCTCTCTCATAAAATTGTGGAGAACAGTCGAATATACCTATTTGATGCGTTGTTTTATCTATAGCTATGAAAACAAATTCATAACCAAATAACTTACTGTATATGTAAGCTTGCGAATCGTAATTGTACTTAGATGCAGACCACTTAAACTTATTTAGATCTGCTGTTGTTTTAAGATCAATAATAAGTTTTTCATCATGGTTTACTATATCTGCTTTGCCTTTCCAATTTAAACCTTCAAGCTCTGCAATACCTGGTCGTTCGTATTCTACATTTATTCCGCGTATAAGATCTCTACACATATCGTTTGCTAATACCTTTTCAGTCATTAGATCGATCTTATCTACTTCGTGTTGTAGTAAACACATTTCACCGCCAGATATCTCTTTATACGCTTTAGTATTTCTTGTGGTTGACTCTACTATTTTAAACTTCTTAAGTTTTTCAGGTTCGAGTATAGCCGTGTGAAAGTACCCGCCAACCAAGAAAGCTGGTATTTGCTTTGATGGTTGACCAAGCGCTAAAGGATTTGTAAGTAACGTAGAAATATCAGAATTACTAAGGTATTGTTTTCCAAATTTACCATAATAGTGTTCGTCATTTTCTAGCTTTTTTAATACGTCTTTCATTATAGAGTATTTAATTCGGCCTCAACTTCCTTAGATAAGGCATATTTAGCTTTTATAGCATCTAACTTGCCTCCTGATTTTAAATAGGCTCTAGCTTTTGAAAAAGCTGGATCTTTTGTAGAGGTTAATGTGTTTTTTGCTTTTGGTGCTTTACCGTGTGTATTAACAGCATCGCTGTCTTGAGTGTCGTCGATTAGAAATAAATTGCCTAAGGCATATTTCTTACCGTAGCTCGAAGCAGAACCGAACTGTTGAGGTGTTTGCATACCTTTTTGATTAATGTCAACACCAACTAAAGCTGTAGCGTGTATAGCATTTTCGCCATCCGATACAGTTGCAGTTGTTTTCATTATAGGCATAACGTGGTTATCGACTAGTTCTTCATTAATCGTTACTGATACTCCTAACTCTAATAGGTAGGGTTTTGTTGCTTCGAGAATGTCTTCGGCTGATCTGAAGTAGTATTTGCCGAATGAGTTAAATCTTGATTTTTTAGATTTAAACTTTGTCTGGATTGTAGCCAGTTTTTCATTTATGGTCATATGGTTTATTGTTTTGGTATATTAATATAATTACACATTGATTTAATGATTTACATTTATAACTTATACAAAGTCAAGCACTTGCGAGTGATCAACATTGTCGATTAATGCTTGTACAGCTTGCTTTTTTAGCTCTGAAACACGCACGTAAGCGCCTGATCCTTTGATTTTAAGTTTAGCCGCAATTTCATTAGCAGAATGCTTGTCACAGTCAAGACCATAACTAAGTCTTAACACTTCATATTCGTTTTTATTTAAGTATTTTTGCATCAAGCTTTTTAAATAAACGTTCATGAGCTGAATATTATAAGGCTCTGAGTCGTCTGCTATTTGATACATCATATTTTCTTCGTCGTCATTAGTAACTCTAGCATCTATACTTAAAAACATACTGTTGAAAAATATTTCAACCATTTTCTTGTCTTTAGGATTTTTACGTATTTCATTTAGCTTATGCTCTGGTATACGCATACCGCCGCGAGCCATGTCTATACGTCTTCTAATAATGCCTTTTATTCGTTTTGCAAAGAACGACTTTAATGTTTTTTCTATGTCTTCTGAGTCAGCTAACATTAGCCAATCAAGCTTGTCTACAGCTTTTATTAAACCTTCTGCGCCGATCTGTATAAGATCATTAATACTTAATACGCCTGATGCTTGCTGTGTTGTTGAAAACTTACGAGCTAGATTTTCTACAAGTGGCATAAACTTTATTATAAGTTCGTCTCTTGTGTAATAATCATAAAACTTTTCTTCAGGCATAGATTTTTTAAGATCATTTTTATACCTTATATAGTTTTGTACATTATATTTCTTCATTTAATATTTGTTTTTCTTGCTTTAAAGCATCGTTAATATTACGTTGAATAGTTCTAGTAGAACAATTAAGTAGACCCGCTACTCTGCTCCACGTTATTTTTTTGCCATAATCATTTATATCTAGCATGCATTGGTAAATTGCTTCACCGTCTACGCGACTAGATCTACCAATCAACGTGCCTACTATACTCATTTTTTCATTAGGTGTTAAACCGCTATAGTCTTTAAATAGTATTTTACGTTTTTTATTTACAGGTGGTTCGCCACCATTTTGAAATACATCATCTATCATAGCTTGTAGTTTTCTATCACTTATAAAAAATGTTACAAAACCGTTTTCTTTGTCAGCTATAAATTCATATACATTTGTAGGTAACAAACCTTTATCTTGATTAAGAAAATATAAAACATAAAAATGCCACTTCAAAGACCTGTACGTAGTTATCTTAGCCTTGCTATTAAACAAGTGATAACACTCGTGTGTACCATCTTCATAGTATTTGTAATGAGCGGTTTCAACGGTAGGCACGTCACTTACTGGATCTCTCCTGTAAATAACATGCCTATCATTTAACCATTTTATATTTCTGTCATGTGACATTAGCCTCTTACTTTATTACCTTTAAGGGCTTTTGTCACCCTTGGTTTAACAAAATTCTTAATTTTGGTTCTTATACCGAATGCATCGGTTGCAATTAAATGCTTATACGTCTTTAGTCTACTCATATAGTTTATCTAATAAAATTCCTACTACTTCGTCTGATATCATATTCTCATGATATAATTTCCATATTAATTTACTCATAGTTTCTAATTGTTTTAAATAATGGGTGCCTGTAACTACCTGCATTTGTACGTTGAAAGTACGTAAAAGTAGCTCTTTGACCAATATAGTCGTGTATATTGTCAAGTATTACTTTACGATCTGCAAAGTTGTAACCTTTACCGATTGGACAGCCAAATTTATTACCGTCATCATCTTGCATAAAAAACTTGCCAATAAGACCTGTAAATTTACCTTTACCTGCTTCATAGCCTACAATTGTAGCTTCAGTGTCATGAAAGTCTTTAAACTTCTGTAAGTTGTATGATCGTTTTTGCTCATACAATCCATTTGTACGCAGCATAGAACCTTCGTAGCCTTTTGCCAAGTGTACGTCATGAAGCATTTTAGCTTCACCAATACTATCAACTGTAGTATTAGCAATAAGTGTCATAGTTTTGTATATTGGCAAGTTCATTCTTAGCCAATTGTAACGATCTTCATATGTAACACCGTCCCATATAGTATCATACACGTGGTATTGTACAAGATTACCAGCTTCAAACCGATTCTCGTCTGTTGGTTTTTGTTTTCTGACCAAAGATATGATCTTTTCAAAATCATGCTTTAGATCGTGATTATACAACTCACCGTCAAGTATTGAATTAGGGTTGTCATTAAAAAAGTCTTCAAGATCTTCTTCAAGATGAGCTACGTTTTTAAATTGTTTACCGGTACGAGAGTACGCGCCGTCTTTAGTAAATATACAACGCACGCCGTCAAGCTTTGGTTGTATAAAATTCTTTGCAGACCAGTCGACTTCTTTTTTACCGACCTTGTGTGCAAGCATTGGTTTTATCATAAGTTTTTTAATTTGTTTTCTAAGTGTTTTATTTTATTGTGTATAATAGCAGCAGCTTCATAATGCTCTTGCTCTTCGTGTGATGACAATAGAGTTGTAAGTCTAGCTATTTCAGATAATATTAAATCTTCTTGAGCTAAACCTAAATATATTTCACCATCTTGTTGTAGCTTAACTAGTTTTTTTACTACTAGATCTGCTATATTTTCCATTTCTTCTTCTGTCATTTATTTATTTTAAAATTAGTTGACTCATCAGGTCTCGAACCTGAACTCTTCTGGACCAAAACCAGACGTGTTACCAATTACACCATGAGTCATTTGTTATTATGCTTCAACTTTAGGCCACTCGTAACCTTCATCTTCAAGCTCTGTTTCAGTTTCTTGTAGTTTTATGTCGTATAAATAGTCATATAATTCTTCAATAGCATAGCTAATATATTCAGCTTCAGTGTCGTCTACATAAATAGGTGAGAGCTCGTCTTTTATCGCATCAATTAGCGCATCATGAATATCACTGTCGTAGTAGTATACATCTTCTGATATACACACATTTTTTACATCTTCTGCTGCAACCCATACTTCATAGCCATCTCTAGTTGATTCGGTATATATATAGTATTGGCATTTATTATCAAACCTGTTTGTAAGCTCTACATTGTAGTAATCAAGTACTTTTTCAGACATTTGATCATAAGTCATATTTTCAGCGTGAGTTAATTTCCAGCCTTTTTCTTCTAGTTTTTGTTCTATTAATTCTTGTGTTAGTGTTTTATTCATCTGTTTCTATTAGTTTAGCAATGTACTGCCACGTTAGTAATTCATTTTTATTAGAGCTTAAGCAGCGTTTTAGTAAATCAGCTGATAATCTACCTGTGCCACCTGCTTTAATATCTCTTATGTAAGTTCTGTTTTCTAGCTCTAAAAAGCTTATCTTTGCAAAAGCTTTATGTCTAGCTCTTTCTTTTATATCTTTATTCATAGTCTTTAGATGTTAGAATGTTATCGCCGTATTTAAAATCCCAAGCAGAAACTTTAATAAGTTCTATATCTGAAAATGTATATAATGAGCTAATGTCACTGATTGTTAGATTAGAATAAAATGTTTCGTTGCTAAGCTTTTCAATGATACTTGTGATAGTACCTTCATATTTAGCCATGTTTGATAGTAAAGCGCCTTTAACTTCGGGCTTTAGTCTTTCGTAAAGTGTAAGTCTTTTCATAATTTTATTTTATTATATTATCCGTTAGTGTTTGTTTTTTGTTTGTAACTAGTTAAGATCTGCTAGTTCATACTCACCTGATTCTATCTTAGCTCTTGTATCTACAATACCTTCACCTAAAAATTGATTACGGTATTTACCTGTAGTACGTGAGTAATCCCAATGGTAATTATCTAGTATAATTTTACGATTATTATCTCTAAAAGCAATAACGCTGTCATAGCTTTGAAAGTAAGTACCTTCATCAGTATATATAACGAATTGATTAGCTACAGGATTACCTGAGCTATTACTTGTCATTTGTCTAACTTTTGCTGTCATATTCACCTAGTATTTGCTCGATTTCATATTCGAGGTTAGTAATTTCTCTTGCAAGATCTAAAAAATTTGAAAGAGCATTAACTTCATAGTTGCTAAGCTCATCTGTTTCTCGATCTTCGATCGCATTTATGCAATCTCTCATGTCTGTGACGGTGTTTTCAAACCGACAATAACTCATATTTGGCATTTGTTCTTGTTTTAAAATTAGTGGAGGTGGACAGAATCGAACTGTCTTCCGTAGTAATTCCTTTGCAGGCTTTTTACTACGTCAAAACCATATCACCCCCTTTGTAACTAGTGAGGATTCGAACCTCATACCCGTCGGTAGCCTGAGTCGCGAAGCCTGTCTTGCGTCTCTAACCTGACCTAGTTCCCGCTAGCAATTCACTTATGTGTTAAAGTTACAAGGTGTCTGTTCTCGCCTACTTTAACCTAATTAAGCTACTCGTCTAGCTATTTACGCTTCACAACCGTGCACTACTATTTCAAGCTGTGGTTGTTCTTCACGCTATTTACGCCGCCAAGCTCTGTGAACTGAAGCGCTCACCTCTTGGCTGACGATTTGTATTGTATTACCTGTCTTGTGCTCGATGATAGGCACATAACTGTACGTTTTAGTTGTTGAACACTGAACACACGTTCTATAACCTAACTCGATCCGTACTGGGTGTACGGTTTGACCACATTTGCAATACATATATTTGTTTATTATATTATCCAACAGCGTTTGTATTTTGTTTGTAAAGGTATTCGATTGCTCGATCCATTACATCAGCGTGAAGATCATTGTAATCATCACCGTTTACAGGCTGATCTGCTATTTGCCAAGCAACACTATCATATAGTATTTCCCAACAGTGATCCGCTACGCCTTGCGCTATCGAATCTATTTCTTTCATTTTACTCATTTATTTTGTCTTTAATGTTAAGTAAAGCTAGTTTATAGCCATAGTTTTTAGCCATTTGCATTAGTAAAAAATCATTACTTCCGTTGTTGGCTTTTGAAAAACGTTCAAGGTAATCTTCTGTAGGCGTAGCTATTACGCCACGATTTAGTTTACTTAATTCATTATCTATATATTCTTTCATTTTGCGTAGTTTTTAAGGTAATAGTTTAACATAAAGTTTAATCTTGTTATTGGTGAATATATAAGTGCGCGAGCTTTAGTCATACCTTTTGATATATACAACTCACCATTGTTTCTTTGCCACACCCATCTATTATTTTGCTCATAAACAGGATTTAGTTGATACGCTCTACATTGACCGTTTTGCTTACGTACATAACCTGACTTAAAACAAGCAATGCGTAGTCGTGGTAGGTCTTTAAATTCATATTTCTTGCGCTTATACCACTCAAGTCTTTGTTTAGTGTATGCAGGTACAGGAAACTCAAACTCACGAGTACCATTTTTAGCCTGTCTTTGTGTTGTTACTTCTCTAATTCCGTAGTCGATAAGCAGACGCTTTACGAACTGTTCTTCGAGCATAAACTGCTCTTTTTGATAATTTGTCATAGGGTTTTTATTAATTTTAGTTGTTCTACTGTAAATTTCTTTGTATTATCCCGCCACATACGGTTGTGAGTGAACTTTCTAGCCTTCGTAAAGGTAGATTTCTGCGAATGCTTTACTCTATTGTACTCAGCATTGCTAAGTCCACTGCACTGGCCGTCATGCGCGTGCTTGCGCCTATGCTCGCTTGCACGTAATTTCTTTTGCTGCTCTGCATAGACAAGCAGTTGTTTCATATTAGTTACTACCATGGGAGCTCAACTTTTTCAATATAAGTTAGACCTTTGTAGTTGAACCATTCGCTGACGCCATCTTTGTCTTCATCTTCGTTGTAGATAAAAGCAAATTTAGGTGGTAGCTCGCCGACATGATAGCCTTTGTAGGTTTTAGTGCCGAGGCGAATTTGGTTGTTTGGTAAGAATTTTATTTGTTGCATAGTTTTGTTTATTATATTATCCAATAGTTATTGTATTTTATTTGTAAAGCTCTTGTTGCCATTGAGGTATCTCAGCATTTAATCTATCATAATACTCTTGTTCAAGCATTTTAATTTGAGCTTGTAGTAGTTTATGGTGTGAAAACTTTCTTTTTTTACTTGTTTTCATAGTTAGTATATTTTTTTATCATAGTGACTCATCCACTCAATGTTACCTAGGCTAAAACCTTTGTCACATATGAATGATTCTAAGCTTTCTGTTGATTCATATTGGTCATCTTGTATTTCATATTGGTATACTTTACCTTCTGAAAAATCTAGTATTGTTATATATTTCATAATTAATCTCCTTTATAAGTTAATGTTTTGTAGAATTCACCTGCTGCTTTAGTAGACAAATCTCTTTTTATTTTGTATACTTCTTTATTATCTACATACTCATCAATTTGAGCTATCATTTCTTGTTCTGTATCAGTAGAAAAAGATATAATGTGATAAGGATAGAAGTTAAAGTATTTGCATGTGTATGCAGAACATTTAGTGCCTTCGTAAGTCCACTCACGATATTCGTATGGTATATTTCTGTGTTGCATAGTTATATTATTTTAATAGAAATCATAGTATATGTCTAACACTTCAGACTTTTGCTCATCTGTAAGTTCAAGGTAATGTTTTTTGAAAACTCTGAGTGATATTTTTAGTAAGGTGTAAGATTTGTTAGACATAGTATTATTATTTTATTAGTTAGTATTTTATTATATTATCCAAAGGATATTGTATTTTGTTTGTGAAGTTGTTATCTCCAAGTTGTTTCATCAGGTGAACTGCCAATTTCTACATAGTCAGATAGTTTAAAGCTACTGATTTTCAAGATGATAGTGTGAATGAATTTTCTCATATTAGTTTTATTTATAGGTGTATAATTATTTATTAGTTTAATTTATAGTAATAGTGTTGGTCAGTGACAGTCTGTCATGACAAAGAGGCATTATTATATTACCTCTTTATCTCTGACTATTACAGGTACACTAGTTGAAGAAGTGTAAGACTTGTATTTGATAAAACAATTCATGTTAGTTAGTTTATCTTTCATAATTTCCCACACTTTGTCGTGAGAATATTTGAATGTTTTACCATTTTTGAAAGTGACATTGATAGTAGTGTCAGTACCGATTAGTGATTGTCTGATGACGAATCTTTTTGAATTTAGAATTTGCATAGTTATTTATTTATTATTAGTATTAGTATTTATTAGTTACATTATTATTATCCAATTGAATAACAGTTTTGTTTGTAATTAGTAAATGCCAAAAGATTATTGATAACGTAACAAAAATGCTAATTAATTAAACAAAATTCGATATATTAACACCGGGGCCCGATTTTACAAAACGATTTTACAAAAAAAATACAAAATTTTCAGAAAAATTCAACACAAATGCTCTCTATTTGCTATAGCCCTAGTTTTATATAGTGACATTAGCCTTATAAGGTATATAAGTAGTACCCTATTGTCACACTTTGTAAGTTTTTCGCTTTATATGTGAGTATATATAAATATGGAAACTACTAGATTTACAGGACGCGGGGAGCTTATTCCTAGACTAATGGAACAACTAGGCGGTAACCAAGCTTTTGCTATGAAAATGATGCAAAAAAACGGATTCTTAAACACAAATGGTACACTTAGCGATAAATTCCACAAAAGAAACAATATGACGGCGGGTGACAGAGCATTAACAAGAGGTGATGCGTCTATGCTAACACATGATTACGATATACTAACTAACGACACTACACAAAACACATAATATGGCAAACATAAACTCTTATCCTACAGCCACACCAAAAGATGGAGATTTAATTCTTGGAACATCTGTGCCATCTGTTAATAGCAGTGACCAACCTAAGACTAGAAACTTTTCAGTATCAAGCGTGTTAGGTTTAGCCTCTACTTCTTATATTAAAACAGAAAAAGTTATTCTAAGCACAGCTGAGCTTAGAACATTAAACTCTCCAGTAAAAATATTAATTGATAATCCTGGGCCTGATAAAAATATAATTCAAGTATATGGAGTTGTGTTTGAAGTCACAGGTAATACTGTATTAAACAAGTTAGATTTTGCTAATGATTTAGAAATAACAAGTAAATCAAGCGCAGGTGTCACTCCTTTTAAATATGTTATACCTCAAGCTATTGCTAATAAACAACCAACATCTTATTACATACCAGATCTCACGGCAGGTGAAACAGAGTTTGGCAGTAAATTAGTTCTTCAAAGTGCAGCGGCACCTACTGAAACAGGTACAGCTACAACTACAATGACTTTGTGGATTACATATAGAATATTTAATATACAAGATTAACGCATGGCAAGAATAAGTTCTTATCCAAGAGACTTACAGGTTGAAGATAACGATGCTTGGATTGGAACCGAAAGCACTAATAGATTAACCAGAAACTTTACAGCAAAAGCTGTTGCTGAATACTTAAATATAAAAGGTAAGATATCTATATCTGGTCAAATGGTGTTTAAGTTTACAGACGCACCTACTTTAACAGGAGCTTTTACAGGACCAGCTGATGGAGATGCTATGACTAGTTTTACAACTATTAGTATATCTACAACAGATTCATCTGGTCAACAAACTCAAGCTTTTATAGACTATTTAGTAGGTAATAACATATTAATAAACGAGCAAAATAGAATAGATCAATTTGGTCATTACAAAATAGATTCTTATGCTCAAGTAACACCTACTGTATATGCTTTAGCATTGACAAATATAGGTGGTAATGGATCACTTGTTTTAGACAAGCATTATGACTTTGCTGCATTTACAATATCAAGTGGTCTTGAAGATAAAACATTTGTATTTACTCAAGGCGTACCGGCTTTAGTGTGGAATGTAAATCATAATCTTAATAAATTCCCATCAGTGTCTGTAGTAGATACATCGAACACAAACGTCTTTAGTCAAGTTGACTATGTAGACAGTAACAACTTAACAATAACAAATACAGCTCAATTTGCTGGTAAAGCATATCTAAATTAATAAAAAATGGCAATACAATTTGTAAACAACTTAGACTTAAATAATAATTACCTAGAAGAAGTCGCAATAGAAAACTTATCAGCCGATCCATCTGCTGGTGATTCAGTGCAGGGTAAAATATATTATAACACAGGAACTGATAAACTTAGAATATTTACAGGCGCTGGCTGGGTTGATGTTGGAGATCAAGGTGGTACATACGATAAATGGATTATAGCTACAGGTGGTTCTAATGCTGATGTTGTTAATAATGATACTGTTACTTTTACAAGTGGAAACAGCACTATAGAAACAAGTAACTCAGGGACTAGTATTAGTTTTAATTTAGCAAACACATCAGTAACTCCTGGTTCTTACACGTTAGCGGATATTACAATTGATGCTCAAGGTAGAATAACAGCAGCAGCAAATGGAACTGCTGGAGGTATGTCAACATGGGATATTGGTTCTACAACTGGAACTGATCAAACAGTTTCAAACGGACAAACAGTAAATGTCGTAGGTGGAACTTATATATCAGGTTCTATTGGAGGTACAAGAACAGTAACGCTTACTCACGATTCTACAACTAGATCAGATACAACTTCATCTTCATCTCCAGGATCTGGCGGTACAGTTGATTTAGTTAATACTATAACAACAAACTCAACTGGTCACATTACAGCTGTAGATATTCAAACAGTAACTTTTCCTACTAATACTAATACTACATATACACTACCTACAACTAACGGCGCTAATCCTGATATTGTTTTAACTGGAAGTGATGGTAGTACTGATATAGTAAATGTAAATGGAACATCTACCACTGTTAAAGTAACTGGATCTAGTACAAGTACATTAACTTTTGACCTAGAAGATGATGTAACAATAGTAGATGATCTTACAGTTGGTGGAGAATTAACAGTATCTGGAACTGGTCAATCAAGCTTTGGTGGACAAGTTACTATTCCAACAACACCTTCCGCTAACACAGACGCAGCTTCAAAAGCATATGTAGATAGTTTAGTTGCTGGAGGATTAACTTTTAAAGACGGTTTTAATGCTGGCACAGGTGCACTAGATGGCGGTGGTAACTTAACAACAGGTGCTTCAAGAGTTGCGGTATCGGTTGGTGATTACTATGTTGTAACAACAGCTGGTAGTTTCTATGGATCTGTAACATTAGATGTTGGTGATTCTGTTATTGCTAAATTAGATGCAGCACAAGGTACATCTGATATTAATGATTGGGTTATAGTACAAGGCGACGAAGGTGTTACAACTTTTACTAATAGCAATGGAGGTACTTATGTAGCTTACGGAACAACAAATTCCGCAGCAATAGGTGCGGTTACAATAGGTGATGTAGATTTAACTGCTGTAGACGGAACTTCTACTACAGGAACAAGATTTTTAAGTAAAGACAATACTTGGGATGTTCCTTCTTACACTACAAACACTGATGAAACTTACGACCTAAATGCTACACAAGATGGTAGTAATGTAGATTTAAATCTAACTTCTACATCTGGTACAGATAATTCAGTTGTACAATTAACAGCTGGATCTAATATAACTCTTACTAGAAACAGCGCAACTGAAGTTACAATAGCTTCTACAGACACTGGAGCTTTAGGTAAAAACATTGTATTAAACAGCGGATTAGCATATGTATCAAAAGCAGACTCTGGAGGTATAAGAACTTTTACAGTAGATGTTTCTAACGCTTCTGTATTTGGTTCTGGTTCTACAGCTATAAACACTAAGTGTGAAGTTGTAACTGCCGCTGGTCAAACAGTATATGCAGATATAACAAGATCTGCAGCAAACTTACAAGTCGCATTCACTGGAACACCAGCTGATTCAGCTTACCAGGTACTACTTACATACGTAGGATAATAATAAATTAAATTAAATTAAATGGCAATACAATTTTTAACAGATGTAAACGCCGACAGTGGAACATTATATGTCGATAGTATAAATAATGAAGTTGGTATTGGCACAACTAGTCCTAGCGCTAAACTACACGTAAATGGTTCTACTTTATTAGTAACTCAAGGTAACGAAACGGGTTTAAGTATAAACAACGATACATACATATATAAAATAGGTGATATAAGTGGAGGTGAAAACCAATCATTTATGGAAATTGATTCAGCTAATCAAAAAACTATTTTTAATAATACTAACGTAGGTATTGGGACAACTAGTCCTAGTAGAAAACTACAGGTTGTAGGTACAGATGGTGTAGCTAAGTTTTATTATAATAGTAGTTTTACAAATGCGCAATATTCAGCAGTGGACATTGGCATGATGACTAGTGGAACTGCTGCGAATGGATTTGGACCTAAAATAACCTTTAGAATGGGTGGCAATGGTTTTGATGGATTTGCGGCTGGTACTATAGGCACAATAAGAAACGGGGCAGACAACTCACATAATCTTAATTTTGGCACTAGTAGTAATGGAAACATGTCTACTAAAATGACCATAACAAACGTAGGGCAAGTTGGTATTGGAGTTACTAGCCCAGTAGCGGGTTTAGATGTGTTAACTGGAGGCCTTGCAGGAAACTTTTATTCATCGCAATCTACAGGTTTACAAGTAAAAGGAGGTGGTAACGGCCAAGATATAGCTAGATTTTTAAATTCAAGCGGGAGTACTGTTGCTACTTTAGACACAAATGGTAGATTAGGTATTGGAACAACGAGTCCTTCAGAAGCGTTAGATGTAAACGGTACAGTAGATTTAAATAATCTTAAGATATCAACATCACAGGGATCAGATGGTCAAGTTCTAACTTCAACCGGCTCTGGTATTGCTTGGGAAAATGTCTCTGTTTCAGGATTTTTACCTACTACAGGAGGAACAATGACAGGTGATATTCGTTTTAACGATAACGTTTACGCTAGATTTGGATCTACTGGAACTGGAGATTTAATAATAGGACATGCAGATTTTGGTTCACCATATAGTGTTATATTAGAAAATGGATCTGGCGATTTAAAAATACAAGCTACTAACTTGTTATTAGAATCTGCTAATGGCGAAACATACGTTGATTGTAATTTTAACAGTAGCGTAGACTTATATCACAACAATGTTAAAAAGTTTGAAACACTATCAACTGGTGTCGCAGTAACCGGCAAGCTTGGCATTGACACAACTAGTCCTAACGCTCAGCTAGATGTATTTAATAACAATGATCAAACTTCAACTTTAAGACTTTCTACTAGTGGTAATTCTGGCGGCGATGTTTCTGGTGAAATATCATTTGCGTTTGATGGAACAACTGTTGGAGCTAAAATACAAAGCATTATTAATGCGAATGAAGATGGCACTGATTTAAAGTTGGATTGTGCTAATACTACTTTAACAGGAGATTTAACAGTAACAGGTGGTGATATTAGTTTAAGTGGAACAGGTAGAATACAAGGTGTTGACACAGTTAGCGCATCAACAGATGCTGCTAACAAAGCCTACGTAGACGCACACACGCCTGCAAATACACAAACAATAATAACTAGTAATTTTTCTGACGATACTAATACTATGAATTCCTTGCGGATTCCTTTTAACAATTTAGTTGAAACAACTTCAAATCAATATTATAATTCTTTTGATTGTCCAGCTGATGGTTCTATAAAAAGAGTTAGATTTCATAACACAAGTGGATCAGCAAGCACTAGTTTTAGTGTAAATTTTCAAATATATAAAAACGCAAACTATAGCTCGCCTACAACTTCTGGCGCTATCTCTGTGTCAAGTGGTCAAGTAGAATGGGAGCCAAGTAGTTACACATTTAGTAAGGGTGATAGCTTACAGTTTGGCTATTCTAAAAGTGCAATCAATAAATACCTGCGTGGTGTAAGTGCAACAATAATAGTAGAATTTGAACAAGTATAATGGCAAATATAGATGACAACATAAGAGGTAAAAAGCTATTTAAAGAAGGTAGTTCCAAGCAACTTGCTTCTAAAGGTAGTGATGGTGAGTACACTGTATCTAAAGAAATATCTGATGACTTATCTTCACTAACAGATATCAGTGAAGTATATAATGACGATGGTTTATATCAGTACAACAGATTTATGTTAAGACAGATAGAAGATGTAAGACAAGACGTAGAAGACTTACACGCTTTTATAAAAGATGCTTTTGGTAAAGACTCTTCATCTGCAGCATCACAAGGTCCTAAAGGAGATACTGGAGCTACAGGTTCACAAGGAGCAACTGGTCCACAAGGTCCAGCTGGTGCTGATGGTAAAGATGGTAAAGATGGTAATAACGCATCTGTAAGTGGATTTACCGGAAGTAAAACAGTTGGTAAGGAAACGTGGAGTTTTGAAAGTGGTTTACTTAACTCAGTAAAAAAATAAATGGATTTAAAAACTTTTTGGAAAGAAGAAGATTATAACGTATTTGAAGATGGTCAAGTAAAAAACGTAAACGGCAGTTTTATGTTTATACCTTACATATATGGATTAGAAGATCCTATATATAAAAGTTATATAAAAGAATTATTAAAGTTAGACTGGTTACATCATAAACTATATGTAGTTGGTGGTATACTAGAAGGTTGGCCAACAACAGATATAGATATATGTGTCACTGGTAAAGCTGATCATAGAACTAGAGAGCTCATGTTACAGGCTAGGGCTATAGGACCTTTTGATATGTATTGGGTTAAAACATATGACAAAATATTTAAAGGTAAAGACAACGGAATAAAAGTCTGGAAGTTTGCTAAAGCCCACGATCGTTGGACTAAACACGGCAAACAATGGAACGGTAAATGGAAGAAAAATGGATTATTTCACATGTCTGGTTTGTTTCAACCAAAAGAAAATAGAAATTATACAAAAGACGCAAAACAAATAAATTAATATAATGATAACATATAAATGGAACTGTAAGACAGTAGATGTTTACCCTCAAGCAAATGGCGAAACAGATGTAGTTTATAATGTACACTGGGTTTTAACTGGTGTTTCGGATACTTATGTAGCAAGTAATTTTGGAACTCAAATAGTAGAATTAGATTCTGAAAAAGAATTTATACCGTTTGACGAATTAACAAATGACATAATAGTTGAATGGACAAAAGAGGCTATGGGTGAAGATGAAGTTAGTGCTATTGAACAAGGTGTATCTAATCAAGTATCAGAACTAGAAAACCCTACATCAGTTACTTTAACTATAGAAAAGTAAAAATCACTAAAACCAAGTGAGTATATAAGATATACCCGGCACGGATGAGTGCAAACCAAATAATAACATAAAACCAAAACCAATGACGTTTTTTTACGAGACTAATTCGTGGACTAGTCAACCACAACCAAACGAAAACCAAATTAAACTATGGAATCATATAGCTGATAAAGCAAACTGGCGTATAGTTCAATTACCAAATGGTTATTACCAAACAGAATACCAAGATCTTCGAGATGAAGAAACCTGGAAGGATGTTACGCGGCGAGAGACAATGGAAGCTGCTGAAACTTCAATAGATAAAACTATTGAGCACTACAAGAAGAAAGTTGAATTTTTAAACGGACCAAAAGTAGTTAAAACCTTTAAGTAAACCAATACTCTAATTTAATATAATATAATATGTCAGACTTAATAGTCAAGAATCTTAACTTTGGTAATAATGCTAGAGATAATGTATTTAAAGGAATTGAAAAACTAACGCAAGCTGTTAGCTCCACTCTTGGAGCTAGCGGTAAATGCGTTATGCTAGAAGATCACACTGGAAGACCAGTTATAACTAAAGATGGTGTAACAGTAGCAGATTCAATAATTCTGCGAGATCCAGTAGAAAATATGGGTGCTACACTTTTAAAAGAAGCAGCGCGTAAAACAGTACAAGAAGCCGGTGATGGAACTACAACAGCTACAGTATTAGCGCATGCTATATTACTAGAAGCTTATAAAGTAGTAGATAAAACAAACTCAAGAGAGTTGAAAGACGGTATTAATTTAGCTGTTAAAAAAGTAGTTAATTATTTGAAACTACTTACTGTTGATGTTCAAGGTAGCATGATAGATCAAATAGCTACTATATCAACTAACAATGAACCAAAGCTAGGTAAAATAATAGCTGATGCTTTTAGAGCTGTAGATAACACAGGTGTTGTAATGATGGAAACAGCTTCAGATGGTGTAACATCTGTAGAAGTTGTAGATGGGGTTCAATACGATAAAGGTATAACTAACTCACACTTTATAACTAACAAAGCGACTAAAACTGCTGAACTTGAAAAGCCATTAGTGCTTTTATTAGAATCACCAGTTGATACAATACGACAGATTCAGTCTGTGCTAGAGTACGTAATAAAAAACAACAAACCTTTGCTTATTATAGGCGATTTAGAACAAGGTGTTTTATCAGCTCTAGCTATGAATAAAATGAAGGGTAATATAAAAGTAAATGTTATAAACGCACCTACTTACGGAGTTAGTAAACAACAAGTGCTCGAAGACCTTTCATTGCTTACTGGCGCTACTATTATAAACGAAGACCTAGGTGATGACATGGAAATGATACAAGTTGATCATTTAGGTACATGCTTAAAAAGTGTCACATCGCATCAAGACACTGTTCTTCAAATAGAAGAGGCAAACGAAGAGATTAATGATGTAATAAAAACTCTTAAAAAAGAACTAGTTAAAGAAAAAAATCCTAATAAGGTTATAAAGCTAGAAAAAAGATTAGCCATGCTGTCTGCTAAAATAGCAATAGTTAAAGTAGGTGCTAATTCAGAAATAGAATTAAAAGAAAAAACAGATAGGGTAGAAGATGCTATCTGTGCTACTAAAGCTGCTATCAAAGAAGGGATTGTTCCTGGTGGTGGTATTGCTCTATTAAACGCTGCAACAAATATAACAGCTAAGTCAATAGGTGAAACAGTTTTATTAGAAGCTATAAAAGCCCCTTTTAAAACTATACTTGAAAACGCAGGTCTAGAATCTGATAGAAAGACACCAACAAGAAAAGGACAAGGCTACAATGTGGTTACAGGAAAAATGGTAAATATGATTAAGTCGGGTATTATAGATCCACTACTAGTCACCAAGAGCGCTCTTCAAAATGCAGCTTCTGTAGCAACAACAATATTATCTACTGATTGTGTAATCAATAATTTAAGAATAGATGAAGGCAATAGGTAGAAACTTAATTATAATAAAAGAAAAAGAAGGGACTACTAAGACAGATGGTGGTTTACTTCTTGCAGAAAGCCAGAGAGAAGATATACGCTACGTTAAAGCAAGTGTTGTATCTGCGGGTGAAGAAGTAGCAGGCGTTAAAAAAAACGATACTATATACTTTGATCGTCATGCTGGCCATAAAATAGAAGTTGATAAAAAATCTTATCACGTTATAAAGTCAGGTGACATAGTCGTTGTATTATGAGATTAGACGCTAGTGACATTAGAGAACTAAACCTCTTAAAGCACTATCGTATTATAAGAAAATGGGCTTGTCGTAATAATGATTTAAACGATGCAGATCTGGAACTTCTTATATACCTTGATTGTATAGAGTTTTTCACCAAGAAAGACTTTGAAATGGGTGTTTATTCTTACAGTTGGGATAACCGGCGCTGGAATAGGCTGTTGAAACAAGACTGGATTAAAGTCTGGAGGCACAGAAACAGAACCACTCAAAAGTACCATATATATAAAGTATCTTTTAAAGGCAAGCAACTTATAAGTAGAATATACAGAATAATGCTTGGTGAAGAAGATATAAATACAGGTAGACGAAACAAAATAATTAATGGCGAAACATACACTGACAAAGTTATGACTAAAGCTATTTATAACGTAAACAAAGATAAAAACAGATGAGTAATAGTCCAGTCAAATTTATAGGAGCAGCCGCTAGAGCTTTGGGTATGAGTGGTGGTGGAGGAATAGGTCGTAATCTCTCGGGAAACCTAGGAGCAATTGCAGGACTTTTTGGTGGAAGACAAAGAGGAGGAGCTAAAGGTAGAATTAAAGGTCTTGAAAATAGAGTAAGTGCTTTAGAAAACATGGGATCTCAAACAAACGCAGCGGGAGCCTCTATGGCTGCGGCTAATGCAGATGTGTCTCAACCAGGAACTGCTACTGTAGATGGTTTAGTAGGAGGTTATGGTAATTTTAATCCTGCTACAATGCAAATGAATAATAATGCTTTAGGTGATAATCCAATTACCCCTATGCAGGGTCTTCAAAACATGCAAAATAAAATAGCAGCACCTGGACCATTATCAACACAAGAAGAAGGTTTTATGTCAGACGACCTTTTAAATTCATTATAAACAAAAATAAAAATTATGCATAAAACAGATCCAAATTATAATAAAACAATGGCATCTAAAAACGTTCACGGCGTTGTAGGTGAAAGCGCCATATGGGACGGGCCATTAGATCAAGAAGGTAGAATACACGGAATTGGTTCTAGCTCTGGTATTACAGGTATGCAAGTGTTAAAAGCTAAAAGTTATTACAACGGCAAGCCAATAACTCAATGCGCTAAAGTATATAAGTAATGTACAGTTCTCCATTTTTTAAAGAATTTCCAGAAATAAAGGAAAAAAACAAAGGTAAGTTTACGGCTTGGGCTAAGAAAAACGGTTTTAAAGACGCGTGTTCTGCGGCTAGCGCTGTAATGTCAAAGAAAGATAAATACAGCGAAGAAGTTGTTAAAATGGCTAATTATGCTAAAAACTTTGGTTGCGCTAAAAAATAAAATATGAGTTCACCATTTAGCAAGAATTTCATGAGCAAAAAATCATCTTTGTTTATGACTGAAAAACAAGAAAATACTTTTGGGCCAAAAGGTAGTAATCCAAATCCTGAAATATATCAAGGAATTAAAAAAGAAGAAGAGTCTACACCGTTGTCAATGGATGCTTTCCAAGCTGGATATGGTGCTGAAATATATGCTTCAAATAGAGAAGGTTTACAAAACATGTTTAATCAGTTGACTAATGCAACTGTAAAAGCTGTTCAAGCTAGAAAAGATCCTGAAGCTGTAGCTGATAGATTAGAAAAAAGAGTTGCAAAAAGAGAAAAGAAATCTTTAAAAAAGTATGGACCGTCAAATGATGAATTAAAAAATGTTAATAAAGCTATGCAGGCTATTACTGGCAATTATAGTAACTTTGAAAAAGACATTAAAAACAATAATCCAGATAAGGCTAAATTTGACAAAAAAACAGCTAAAATAAAAAGTAGACTTACATCAGCAAAAGAAAAAGCTAAAAAAGCTATGGAGAAAAGAATACAAGATGCTGCTGCTTTGCGCGGAAGCAAAACAAATGAGGAAAAAATAGCTGATGCTCGCGAGCTTAAGGAACTGTTAAACAAACCAGAAAATAAAGGATTACAGGACTTACTCTAGATTACAAAAAAAAATAAAATGGGATATACAAAAGGACACTACGGAAAATACACAGGTAACGCAAGATGCTGTATGGATCATGCTGATACAAAAGTTACTAAAGAAAATTATAAAGCTACTGAGCGAGACGACGCGGCTCATATAGATTATTTAAAGCGTGATGTATTATATGATGATCATCACGGGCATAGCGACGAGAAAATGACTGCTGACGAGAAACATATTTCAAAATTAGCAGGCGATATGAAATATGATAAAAAACACAACAGTTAAAAACAAAAATTATGGGACATTGTAAAGGAGGGCCACACATGAGTTACTCACCGAACAAAATGGGTCACTCGCCTAATGAAATGAGTGCTGATTTAAAATACAATCCAATAGATGACATTGTAAAAGGAAAAGGAGAAGCTAATTATGGCGGATCTTGGATGTCTCAACATGCTAGCAAATCTAGAATGGGTGGGCCGCAAATGAAATACAGCAATTCTATGGCAATGATGAAAGGTGATTTAGATAAAGACGGAAAAATGTCTAAATACGAATCAAAGAGACAAGCGGCTATAGAAAAAAATATGTAAAAATAAACAGATTAGGACTGTATAAACCTAAACAAAACAACCAAAACCAAGTCAAACAATTAAAAACAAAACAAAATGGCACAATTTATTAATTTTCCGGTAACAAACGGATACACGCTAGCGAGTACAAACCTAGCAGCTCCTGCTCAAGATGGAGACAATTTAGTACCAGCTGGAGACATTGCAACTGTTGTATGTAGCTTAGAAGCTAATAACAGTGTACCAGTTGCTACTATTACTTTTCTTAATTCAGCAAAAGTAGTAACAGTAGGTATTGCTGTATCAGCTACGGCATTACCTAGCGCTTCAAAACCTGCAACATCAACAATTTTAAACATGTTGAAAAGCTCTATTACTAAAGCAATAACAGCTAATCCAGGTGGTGTAAAATCAACAGTTAGCTTAGGTCAAGATACAGACGACGCTACTGCTAAGTATGATCCTGCTAAACAACTATACATTAGAAGTTTTATAGTATCATAATATGAAATCCAAAGGTTTAGGAGACAGTGTAGAGAAGTTTACTAAAGCTACTGGTATTAAAAAAATGGTAGACACAGTTAGCAAGGGACTTAACATCCCTTGCGGTTGTGCTGCTAGAAAAGGCGCATTAAATAAAATGTTTCCTTATAAACAATAACTATGGCTTTTAGACTAGACAATCCTCCTTATAGAATCGATAACACTCCTATTTATAGAGTAGACATGGAAGACGATGTTATGGGTAAAGCTAACAATAATGGAACTATTATTATAAATAAAGACGTTCCATTAAATAAAGTTCAAGACGTTATAGATCATGAAATGGTTCACATAGATCAAATGAAACGTGGTGATCTTGATTATGATAATGAAAACGTTTACTGGAAAGGTAAAAAATATTCACGAGCTGAAATGGACGAAGGCAATAAAAAACTACCTTGGGAAGATGAAGCTTATAAAAACGCATAATGAAAACATCTAAATTAGGATATAAAGCTAATAGCCCTGATGTTAAAAAACCTCAAAATATTATACAAGGAGGTAACGTAACAATGAAAGGAGTTAATTTTAAAGTTTTAGGTGTAGACGATAGAGGTTATGCTAAAATAATGTATCCTGGTTATGACTATCACTTTCCAGGCGCTAAATACGTTGTAGAAACTCCTATAAATAAGTAATAATATTAGTATAAACTTAAATCTAATATTATGAAAAAATTCTTTACAATAACTCTATTAATAATTTTATTAAATCAAATTAACGCTCAACAAGAGTTTTTAGGTAACTGGAGCTCTAATGGAATAGCAACAGACATATCTGTTTCTATTGT